CGGCAAAGCCCTTCTCGGGGGGCTTCTGCGTCGGCTCCGTGGCCTGCGAGTCCTTCGGGGGTTCGGCAGCCGTCGGGGCAGAAGCAGCCGGCTTGCTCTCGGCGGGTTTGGCCTCGCCAGCGGGTTTCTTCTCCTCGCCACTTGCCCCGGCTGTGGAGGCAAACTGGCCGTGATTTCGCTTAACCTTCGACTCGTCGAAGGCTTTCTGCCCCATCCCCATCCCCGACTCGCTTCACTCATCGGCCATGCGTACCGCTTCGGCCACATCGTGCGTTTCGTCGAAGGCAACGGAGAACAGGGCAAGCCAGGCGTCGGCATCGCTGGCCCGTGCCATGCCCTCGGCGATGAGGTTGGACCACTCCTCAAGGTGCGAGTCTCCCATTGCCTTGTGCCCCGCCTCGTGGCCGTGGGCCTGCACGGTGAGCGGATGTCGGATGGCACCCCAGGCAAACTCGCTGGCTCCCCGGATCTGATCGGGGAAGCGGTCCTTGAGCAGCTTGCAGGCAGCCTTGATCTGGGGGACGGCGGTACGGTCCTTGATCGCGGAGCCGACAAGCCAGGCAATGCTTGCCACGGGCACATAGGATGCCGCCTTGCAGGCAAGGGCAAGCCCCGGGGCAGGGCCCGCGGCAGCAATGGCCCCGGCCATCGCCCCACCCTGAAACGCCAGGTCGATCGCTCCCAGCGTGCGGGAGAGGGATTCAACGTGTTCGGGACTCAGCCCCTTCTCGTGGGCGGTCTGCTTCGCGAGTGCCTGCACGGCCTTGTTGCCCGCCATGAGGACGGCGTGAACGGCGTGGTAGGTGTTGCCAAGCGGTGCCCGCACGCCTTCGGGGACGTGTGCCGTGAGAGCGGCAAGATGATCCGCGGCGACGCCGTATCCGCGTTTGGCCAGGCTCGCTCCTGCGTGGGCAATCCGCATTGCCGCCTTGCGGCCAGCAGCAGAGACGTGGCCGAACGCTTCGCGGGCAACTTTGGCCGTGGCGTCGCCGGTGCGGGGGCGTTTCTTTGTGGCGGTCGCCGTGCCACCTCCGGAACCGAACTTGCCGTCGTTGGCCCGGGGGTGGTCGCCCTCGTTAAAGGACTTGCCCTCCTTCCAGCGGATTTCGGCATGCGGGCCTGTGTCGGGCTCCTCTTCGGAATCTTCAACCTCCGGTTCTGGTTCTTTCGGCTCGTCTTCTTGTTCGCTCTCCCGCTCCCTGGCCACGATCCCATTGTGTTTGCCGACAATCTTGTCCAGCACCGACCAAACCCGGTCACCGGAGTGGGGGCCTCCAACTTCGCCGATCGCACCGTCCAGGGTATCGGCTGCATCATCCCGACTCTCGCGGGCGGATTCGGCGGCAGCAGTCAGTTTCTCCACCCTGGCGGCGTGCTTTTCCACGGCTGCAGCGTGCTGGGTTTCCAGGCGGTCAACCTTCTCCTCCCAGCGGTCATGCTCCTTCTGCCACGGCCTGAGAACCTTCTTTTCATGCTCGGCGTCGATCTTTTCCACGGCCGCATCGTGGGCCTCATCCAGCTTCGACCAGGCGTCGTACTCCGCGTCGGGGATCTCTTCCGGCTTCATGCCAGCGAACGGATAGGGTGGGGGCTTTTCCACACCGCTGTAATCCGGCCCGGGTGGCTCGGCTGGCTCTGGGGGCAACTCCGGTGCTTCAGGCGGGCTGGCCTCCGCTTCCTTCAGTGCCTGCGCCGCCTCGTTGGCCTTCGTGCTGGCCCTGGTGTAGGTGTCCACAGCAGCCGCGAGTTTCTTGCCCAACCGCTCCACGGCGGCCCGATACGGGGCCAGTTCCTCTTCCTCCACGCCGGCGGCCAGCAGGTGCTTTTCCGGGGCGGCAAACGCCTCTCCCAGCTTGCTGATCTCGGCGTGCATGGCCTCGGCCGCTTGCTCCGGGGAGGTGTCGCCCTTGCTCGCGGCCTCGTGGATCTTGCCGATAACCTCCCCTGCTGACTCCAGAGCAGGGCCAGCGTGGTCCCATCGCCAGGCGTCGGCAAGGTCAAGTTCACCGTCGCGGCGATCGAGGTCCTTCAAACGCTCTTGCCACTCTGCATGATCCTTTGCATGTTCGGCCAGGGCTGCCTCATGCTCCGTCTTCGCCTCGGTAGAGGACTCCTTCTTGGCGGCAGGTTCCGTTTCCTCTTCCCCCTCGGCACCGGGCGAGGAGGCAAACTTGCCGTGGTCGCGGGGATGCTTGGCCTCGTCGAATTCGACCGACTTCATCCCCATCCGCTTTCGCATCAGGGCTCGCCGGGGTCGCTTCAGCTTGATCCCCGGACCGAACGCCGGGGGAGGCACAAACGCCCCGCCCGTGGCCTGATTCGAGGCGGACATGGCAGGGCCGGCGGCGTCCTTCTGCTTCCACACCAGTTCCCGGTGAGGCTCCCAGCCCCCTCGCACGCAGGCACTCTTGCCGGGGCGGAAGGGTTCCAGGGATGCCCGGAAGCAGTCCATGAGAGATTTCCCCTCCCAGGTGCCTGCGATGGCCTTGCGGACGGCGTCAGGGTTAATCGGCATTCCGCACAATGTCACTTCCAAAAGATCCACTTTTTCGAGGAATACTCCCGGCTTGAAGATGCCGTTACGCGGATCTGCTTTTAGAGGCCTTACCTTCAAAGGTCTGTAGCCGATCGAGCCCGCCCGATAAATCCCCTCCTTGTACAAGAGGTATGCCTGCTTCGCTTCCGGCAATGACTGGCTAAGGTACAACTGACAAACGGCCAGGCCCTTCTCTGGCTGAATCTCCACGGTGTATTTACCATCTGGAGACTCGGTTTTACCGATTGCCCACTTCAACCATCTCCCATGATCCAAAAATCCGACCGGCGAATAGCGATGATTCGTGCAATCGATCCCGGAAACTTCGAGGAAATCACCGACACGATCCCTCCCCTGACTTGCCGCAAAGGCAAATCGAATGCTCATCGTCTTGTCATCAAAATCAGGAGCCGGAATCGGAGCGTTCGGCGAAACGTCAAGCCCATAGCTTCCCGGAGCGTATTGATAGGAGAGGCCAGGAGCTTCCCATCCCTTTGACCGTCGCAACTCAAGAACGTCCGGGACACGATGGCCGAGGCGTCCAGCGTGAAACGCATTCCGAGAGCGAATCTCCCGATATGGCCGAATCAGGCTAGGATAATAGTCAGACACTGTACACCTCTGCCAAATCACCGAACGGAAATCACTCGCAAAACTCAGCAACTTTCCCGACGACACCCAATCGCCACAACTCAATCTCGCAAGCCAATTCGCTCAGCAAATCCCCGTCTCGATCATTTGCTATACTCTATGGGCAATGGTATATTTCACTCGTCAGCCAACCAACACACAAGGCATAGGAGAGTTCAAGACATGGGAAATCTGGTAACGGCACGGGTGACTATTCGGGGTACGCGGCCTTTGCTGCAACACGAATTCGGCGAAGACGCGATTCCGCTTGAGGCCGTTGAACGGCACGGCGTTGCCGGCAACGATCCCACGGAGTGGAAACGCACCTGCATGGTGGATGAAAACGGCAGGCTCTACGTCAAGGACACCAACCTGTTCACCTGCCTTCGTGACGGGGCGAAGAACATCAAGAAGGGTCGCAGTTCGATCCAGGCGGCTCTCGTATCCACCCTGCTCGTGATGGACCAGGTTGTCCACCTCAACCGCTCGCTGCCGAAGGATGGCGATCCGCCGAAGAAGGCGTACTCTGCCCCCGTGTACATCGACGTGGATGGCGTTCGCAACCCAGCGACCGCCGGCCGCAACGTCCGCTACCGTCTCGCAGCCTCTCCTGGCTGGGAATGCACGTTCATGATCCAGTGGGACAAGACCATCGTTTCCCGCGAGCAGATGCAGCTTGTCCTTCGCGATGCGGGGACGCTCCAGGGTCTTGGCAACGGACGAAAGATTGGCAAGGGCCGATTCGTGGTCACCAACTACGAGGAGCTTCCCGATGCCGAAATCGCGTCCGCCGCGTGAAGTCTGGGACCAGTTGCGATTCATCGTCTGGAACCGGGACAAGCGACGATGCGTACGATGCAAAGTCAAGGTCGCATTCGGCGGGTTCCACCTTGACCACATCGTCAGCGGCAAACGTGGAACCAACAAGTTCAACAACCTGCGAGTTCTCTGCCCGAGATGCCATTGTTTGCGTGCCGATCTTCGGCATGCGGGCATGGTAGCCAACGCCGTCCGAGATGGCGTCATCCCTCCCAACTGGCGAGAGCTAACTTGGGAATGATGAAGGCAACATAGCGGAGCCGGACACGACCTGTCTGGGCTAGGCAGGGCTCGGCTCGGCCTGGCACGGCCTGGCATGCCAAGACATGACACGGAGCACCCCTTGGGATCGAGTACCCCAATCGGTGCAATTCTGATGCAGCGTCCACGCTTTCCTTTCGGAAGGCAACGGGGCACGACTTGGCGAGGCAGGGCGGGGCTAGGCGAGGCTTGGCGGGGCAGGGCAAGACATGGCGTACCAGTCGGAATCGTGTACTCTGGCTGGTGCATTTTCAGGAGATCGTCCAACCCCTCTTTTTGAGGGAACGCAGCTCGACCCGGCTTGGCATGGCGGGGCATGGCGCGTCCAGGCAGGGCGTGGCTAGACTTAACATGGTAGGGGACTCCTTCGGGAGTCCCCTTTTTTCGTTTGCCCGCCGGGGCAGACTTTCCACGGGCGGACAGGATCGCCAGCGGATCGCTGCTCGCGGCACGGGAAATCAGTGTGCGGCGGACAAGGGACATGACACCACCTCTGCAAAACGATTCCTCAGTCTCAAATCTTCCGTTGCTGTCTGGACCTGCCCGCCAGATTCCCAGCGGGATACCTTCTCCAGAGATACGCCCATTGCATTGGCAAGCTGTTCCTGGCTCCACCCGCACGCTTTCCGTCGGCTGTAAATCTCCCTGCCATCCAACAGCCCAGCGGCTTTTCTCAAAGCAGTGGTCACCTGCTCGTTGAATTCGTCGGTCGGACTGATCTCCCCGCACTTGGTACACTTCGGCACCCACATGGATGGAATGCTGATGGGCCAAGCGTATCCACCGTGATGAATGACCGTGGAGTAATCCACCTGCTTCATCTGCACGGCTTGCTGCCGGCACGAGTGGCATTTCTGGGGAAACCGGTTCACGACTACCTCCGTACCGGCGGCTGATTCAGCGTCTCATGCCCCCTCGCCACGGCGGAGGCCAGCAGCGTCAGGGACAGGGGGTTGCTCACGGCGGACTCCAGCAAGCCCAGCAGATCGGCCGGCACGCTGTCGGGCAGGCCGGCTTCGAGGGCTTTCAGGAAGCCGAGCAGGTGCGGCAGGTCCTGGCGAACGGCGTCGGGAGTGATGGCGGCTTTGGGGTTCATCACTCGCCCCCCTGCTTCGTCTCCACGACGGCGGCAGCAGCCTCCCGCTCCCGCCGCTCGATCTGTGCGAGGGCGAAGCGGCCCAGCTGGAGTGCCCCCTCACACCGCTCGACGGTGCGGAGAGCGTCGGCCTTCTGGGACTCCAGAGCCTGGATCTGTTCGTCGAGCCATTTCTCGTCCATTGCGTATCTCTCTTGTTCGGGCGATCAAAGGCCCCCCTCTGCCCTTGTGGGGTCAGAGGGGGAAGAGGCGATGGTTCAGGGCGTCGGCACAACGGGCGGCTGATTTGCCGCTACGGCAGCGGCAAGAGCATCCTTTTCAGCCCTCAGGCTGGCCAGCGTGTCGTTGAGCGGCTGCAACTCTGCCTCCGTCGCCCCGTTGGCGATGGCAGCAGTGACAGCAGCGGCAATGCGGTCAACGATGCCGCTGATGAGCTTGATCGCGGATTCGATGACGCCGATGGTGGATTCCACCTCGGCCTTGAGATTACCGACTACTGGATTTGCCATGACAGACTCTCCTCTTTTGAGATCGGGCGATACCGGTTGGTTCGCATCAATCGCCGCCTGCAGGGCCTCGTGGGACTCGTGCAGATCCTGCGTCAGGGCGATCAGGGTTTCGCGGTCCGCATTCTCCTGCCTGTGTACCCACTGGACGAGGTAGGCGAGCAGGTGCCCCTGCGTTCGCTGCGTGCGGGCGATCTGGACCAGCAGGGCAAGTTCGTTGAAAAGCATCGCTGCGGTCCTCTCTGTGGTCAGGCTGCGGTTTCCAGTGGGCAGCCAACCGCTTCCTTCTCCCATCCCCACGCTTCCGGGGGGTTGATATCCCAGGCCACCGCGGCAACGCTGTCATCCTCGCGTTCTTCCGTGCCCCAGGGGGTGAAGTTGGGGTAGGCGAATCCGCCCTGATGCACGATCTTGACTGCCGTGGTCGCCAGGCATCGCAGCCCCAACCGGGCGGCATCGATCGAGAATAGCCAGTCCTCCGATACGGACACCGGACGGAACTTGCCGTCTGCCTGCTGGACGATGGCATCCTTCTGGCGGAAGACCATCTTCTCAGCCCAGCGATTGTTGATGGCACAGATCCACAATCCGGTGTTCATCAGCAGGGCGTGTCCGGGGAAGCCAACATCGCTTGCCGTGAAGGAGCGAGGGAACCTCAGCGTTTCCGCCACGCTGAACTTCCGCATCTTGCGAGTTTCCCAGTTCATCACTCCGGTACTGGTCAAGCCCCGGTCATCCTTGAGCGGAATGCAGCACGAGAGGATATCCGCCCCCGTGTGCTGGTACTCCTTCAGCAGCGTTTCGACCCATCCAACGTCGGGAATCACATCGCTGTGACACATGACGAAGTGCGTCACTCTCGGGCGGGCGTTCAGGGCCTCGCACCAGAGAAGGTTGAAATTCGTGGTCAAGAGCGAACAGGGGCGAGCCTGAAGCTGGGAGGAAAGCCCTCCCCCCATGTTGTGCGTCGCCGTCAGGAGCCCAGCCGCGATCTGGTCGCCAGGGCGACTGGGAAGGCCAACGAACACATGGGGTTGGGTGCTCACAAATCGCTCCTCATCAAACAGGGGCATGGGAAAGACTCACGGGGCCAGCAGACCGAGGGCCTTGAGGGCTGCGACCACCCCGCCAACGGTGTAGGCCGCTGTGCCGCCGCCGGTGTAGGTCGTGTTGAGGTAAACCGTCGAGGTTCCCCCCGCTGCTCCCGTCGTCGTGTCAGTGTTGGCCGCAGGCTGAACCACGGGAGTCGCGTTGTAGAACCCGAGCTTTTGCGTGGTCGCCGTGGCAATCTTCGTGCCCGTGCCCGCGTTCACGATGATGTTCGTGGCATCGCTGATCGTCATGTTGCCGGTAAGGGCCACCGTGCCCGTGCCAACTACCGAGGTCGCGGTCAGGGCTGCACAGGACAGGGCTCCGGGGAAGGTTGCCCCGGCCGTGCCACCCGAGGCTCGCAAGCCCAGGTTGACCAGCATCGTAACATAGTCCACGGTGTTGGCGGGCTGCACAATCGGGGTGGCATTCCAGAATGCCAGTTTTTGCAGGGTAGTTGTCCCGATTTTGCTTCCCGTCGTGGTCCCGGACTGTACGTTGATCGCATCGCCGAGAATGACGTTGCCGGTTCCACTCACTGCGTTGAGCGAGATGGTTCCGGAGCCGGCCGCATCGATGGTCAGGCTTTCATTCGTCCCGCTGGTGATGACCAGTACCGCCACACCACCCGCTGCGGCGGCCCCCTTGATCTGAATCCCCGTTGCCACGCTGCTGGTACTGGCGTCGATCTTGAGGACTGGGTTCGTTGCCCCTTGCCGGCCAGCGGTCAACGCCACAGCCGAAGTCGAGGTAATCGTCACCGTGCCCGCGATGGCCTGGTTGCCGGTGAGGGCGTTGCTGCTGGTGTTGAAGGTCGCCCCGGTGTTGTCGGAGATGCCGATGGTGAAGTCGCCCGACCCGCTCCAGATCGTGTAATCGACCGTGGTGGCATCGCTGGCCGAGGCGGACAGCACATCGCTGCCCCCCATACCAATGCCAGTCACGCGGGCCTGGTAATTGGGTGGCAAGGAAAACCTGGCGATGGTGCGAGCCGTGCCACCGCTCAGGAGTTGCTTGACGATAACGGTTTCGGTGCTCGCCCCGCTGGTGTTGTAGAAGACAACATCAACAATGCTCACCGTTGCCGGAGCGGTGTTGGTGTAGATGGCGGTGTCGGTCGCGGCAAGCTGGCCGGCTGCAAGAGACTGAGCCATTGATTGGACTCCCGAATATCAAGCCTTCGTCTGGTGCCAGCCGCATTGCTTGCGGATGGTGTCTGCAATCGTCTCACCTTCCTGGCACTCGCGGAGAAACTCCGCCTCCAGTGCTTTCTGATCCTCTGCCGGGTTGCGGGCAGGCTCGTCGTGAAACTCGATCTCGCTCACCATGCCACTGGGTGCGAAGCGAATGGAGCGAATGCGAGGACACCGGAGCGTGTCGTGATCGCCAGAGCAGTAAGGGCACATCGTCAATGCCTCCCGTTGCCGTTGCCGTTGAGCAGTGGCATGGCGAATCGGCGGAACGCCTTTTGCTGGTGCGGTGTGGCCAGATCCCGTGCCCCCTCGCCACCCAGCGAACCTTGCCCCTGGTCGTTCTCGGGCCGCTCTGCATTCGGTCCACCGCCGAGGAGCATGTCCATGTTTTCGCCAGCTTCGGGAGCACCGGGAGGAGCCTCGCCGGGCTGTCCACCTTCGGGCGGGGGCGGGGTGAACTTGGCCCCGATGATGGCCCGTTCCTTGACCCACGGTTCGTCGATCTTCGGGAGATTTCGCATGTTGCGGATCTCCTCATAGGTCCGGGCCCCGATCTGGATGTCCGTCTTCAGCTGATCCTCGCTGATCTGGTGATCGTCGATCGGGCGTGGCACGAGTTCGACGAAGTAGTCCTCGCCCCAGTAGGGCCAGATCAGCTGATGGTTCAGCCCCTGGGCGATCATGTCCAGGATCGGGCACAGCGTGTAGAGGTTGAACTGCTTCAGGCTCGCATACAGGGTGGCGTAGGACGCATCCTCGCTCATGAAGGCCAGGCTCTTGGTAACGCCGAAGATTGAGAGAACGAAGCCGACCAGCTGATTCCATGACTCGATCCAGCCAATCTCGATCGGTCCACCGCCCCAGGGCTTCAGCGTCACGCCGGGGGAGAGCAGAGCGATCTTGCCGGCATTCGCAGGGCCGGCGAACTGCTGGAGCTCCAGACGCAGGCGGGCCAGTTCGTCGCCCTGCGGCCAGAGCACCTGTGGATCGGTTTCCGCCGTGGCACTCGGCGAGGTGTTCTGCCGCATCCGCGAGAATCTCGCCTCGTCGATGCCCTGCACGGTGTCGAGGGCAAGCGAGCAGGCACTGAGGGGGGAAAGCCCCTCGTGCTCGATCAGCGGGTGCGGATGGCGGATCGCGATAATCCGCGAACTGGGGACGACGATGCCGCCCTGATTCCACGCCCCCGGGATCATCGCCAGCGGGCCCGGCCAGAATGGGGCGATACGATAGGCCCCATCGGGGTAGCGGGCACTGGGGGGCACGGGCTGGTAGGTTCCGGTGGGGACGCTCCAGCGTTCCACGGGCGTCTTCAGACCGTTGTTGACCCGCCATTGCAGCGAGGTGCCCGTCAGGCACAGTTGCTGCACGCAGCGGCGATTCAGGTTACCCCCGCTGTCGTGGCGGTTGGGGTGCAGGAGCAGGCGAGAGAGCGGATGCGTGCGGGGCAGCGGTTCCTTGGCGTCCTGGTCACCGCCCATGCGAGCATCGCTGTGCCACTTGTAGGCTTTCCACTCGGCAGAGGCTGCCTGGTCGCCGAGCACCTTGATGGCGACGTAGACCGGGCCGATGAGCCGCTGACTCTCGCGGAGGTGGTCCGAGGCCCACTGCTGCGGGGCACTCGAACGCAACGCAGCCAGATAGCGGTCGCGACCCTGCACGTCGGGGTCGGGCGGACCGTCCCGTCGCGGGGTTTTCATTGCCTCGTTGAAGAGGCCGGACCATTTCTTGTCGCGAACAGCCAAGGGCTTGCCCAGCAAGGGCCGACAGTCTTACAGGCATCATCGCGGAAGTGCGGGCAAGGTTCAAGGAGCGAGAGACTCTGCTGTGTCGCTCAATGGGATGACAGGTGAGGGATGGGAGTTAGGGGTAATTTGTGCGGGTTGCTAGTTCAGCATTTCGACCCGGGCGGTGCTGCGGCCTTCCGCCCACCAGAGGGCGAGGGCGAGGGCGAGGCAGTTGTGAACGAGAATGCCGTTCGCGAAGAATTCCGGGCAACCCTCAACCAGCAGATTGTAGACGGGCTCGCTTTGCTGATTCGCGAGCAAACGCCGCACAGCGGTGGTTGCAAAACCGCTGCTTGCGCTTCTTTGCCATGAACTCGGTTCCGCACGTTCCGCAGACGCACGGGTAAATAGTCTGGGCTGGATGATCTCGCTGCATGCATCGGTGCGAACAGTAGATAGATCGGGTATCCTTCGACTGAAATTCTGTCTTGCAGAATTTACAGACAAAGACGAGCATTGGCCGATCATTCCAGCTTCGCTTTGCAAACTCTGACATTGCAGCCTTTCCCTCTGGGGATATCTTCCAGGCAGCAAGGGCGACAAGGCCGCCGGGTCGTATCCGAGCGAGATGGGCAAGCTGCTCCTCTGATTGGCCATAAAGTCGCTTGGCCTCTCGATGGCGAGCGTAATGCTCTGCGGCTGGAATGCACTCCAGGTTTTCGATTGCATTGTTGAGAGGGTTCTCGTCAATGTGGTGGACGTGAAACCCTTCAGGAATGTCCCCGTTGACCGACTTCCATATCTCCTGGTGAAGCCAGATGGGCGGCTCCTTCCACCTTTCGTGCCGCTGAAAGTAGACGCGATAGCTTCGGTGGGGGGAATCCGGATATCGTCTCCACGTCCTGCCGTCCCATTCGCACGTTTCCACGACGGACATACAACTACTCCTTCTCCGATGGCTAAATCCTCGGCGTTCACCCAACCGCGAGTTGCGGTCAAAATGGGGTGGCGAGGAGTGCATCTTAAAGAGTAATCGTCTCCGCAATCAACAATAATTGAGTCGGAAAGTGAGGAAGTCATCCCGGACCAGAGAACCCTTTTCCAACCTTGCCGAGTTAGCACTTTGTCCGTTGTTGTCACGCTGGGAATGGGAATCCACCCTCGACTCGTCAAGACAAGAGAGTCAGCGGAGAGACAAAGGTCGTCGTGGTCAGTCTCCCGCCATGCCTCAAGCTGCTCATTGCCGGCCGTGGTGACCTTCACGGTGAAGTTCTCCAGTTCCTCCGTGAGAGCCTGGGCAATCTCCTGCTCTTGCAGCAGGCTGGGATTGCGGCGGATCGCCTCCTCGGATGGGATGGGAATGCTGATCTGCCGGCCGCTCAGGAGGGCCTGCACGGTACTGGCGAGTTGCACCTTTGCGACGTGCCAGCTTCCATGATGCCAGGTTACCGCTCGGCCGGCAGTGATCGTCACGGGAACGATGCGATTGGCGAGTTTGGGCTTGGCCCGGAACATCTCGACGACGGCTTGCCCGACTCCTGTGGCGTCGATGACAAGAATGGCCTGATCCAGGGGAGGCTTCGTCAGCCAGTCGTTGACCTTGTCCACCATCGCAACGTAGGGCGTGCCGAGCTGGAAACGCTGGATGACCGGGACTTTGTAGGTCACGTTACCCGTGGTGGGGTCGGTCACCCGCTTGGGAATAACCAGAGCGGTGAAGTCGCTGACCTTGCCGAGGTCAAGCCCGGCGATGAATTCCGGCGGGATCGGTGCGGGTGGCTTCGGGGTCACACTCACGACCTTGCCGCAGAGGCTGCACGTTCGCTTGTCGTCACGGGCGGGTGGAAGGTCGGCCCAGCAGACAGGACAGGCAGCAGTGTCGGCAGGAGGGTTCCAGACGTGGGTGGCGTAATCAGCCAAGACGAATGATCTCCCCGTCAGGTTCCAGGGCGGCGGCGATGTCTTCGGGGTTGAAGTAGCCCGCAGAGAGTTCGCCGAACTTGCACTCGTATTCCATCCGGTAGACGCGATCGCCCTTCTTGCGGCGTTCCTTCTCCAGGAACTTCTTCGAGATCCGCGGACACATCGCTGCGGTAATTTCTACCTGTTTCCAGTCTCTTTTCTCGTTGGTCCACGCCTTGAAGAACCATCCCTGCTTGGCCCAGGGCGTTGACAGGGCAACGAGTTTGCCCCCGCTGGTGGCAAGCATGGGCGTGACGGCGTCGTAGAGTTCATCGCTCACCCGGCTTGCTTCGTCGATCACCAGCAGTTTGACGCCGGAGAAACCGCGAATGCCTTCCTCGGAATCGGGCAGGGCAACGACGTGCGAACCGTTGGAGAATTCCACCTCCAGACGGTTGGGACGCTCGCCCTTGAGGGGATAGCCCAGGTCTTTCCAGAAGCGGAGGAAACTCTTGCGAAAGAACAGCCCCGATTGCCGCAGCGTGGGACTGAGGATCAGTACCAGCGAATCCGGCTGGGCCAGTGCGGTTCGCAGGGCGAGGGCACTGGCGATGAACGACTTGCCGCACTGCCGCGAACCGAGAAGCATGATCTGGGGGGATTCGCTGCTCAGTACGTCTGCCTGCCAGGGATCAGGGGTCCAGCCCCCCAAGGAGAGGATGGCCGAGGGGTCCTGCTTCAGCTTGCGGAGGAATGGGCTCTGCTGCGGGCGGTTCAGGATTCGTTCCCGTGCATCCCGGAAGCTCTTGAGGGAGCCTGGCGTCAGGGGTTTCACCGTCTGTGCCCACATCGGCGATCTCGCAAGGGGTTGGGTCGTCTTCGGTTGTGCCCAGATCGCGAAGCATTGCCAGGAGTTCCCGCAAGGGGTCCTGCCTGGCGAACATGCGGAGCTTCATGCTCAGATCCACCATCGCGATCGCATCGCGAGGCGACAGAACATCGGGCGTCTTCTGGAGGTTGCGAATCCGCAGACCACCCAGGAGCAGTGCGGAATTCGCCACGCCAAGACCTTCGCGATGAAGTTGCTCCATCGCCTTTTCCTGACCGGCCCGACGCTTCTCGATCTCGGCGAGGTCGAAGGCTTCCGCCCGTTCCCGCCATCGCCACTCCACGGCAGCTTCACGCCAGGAGGTTGGGGCGTTGATCGGGACGGTTTCCCGTGTCCCATCCTGCCCCTCCTTGCCCTTCCCTGATTCGTCGGCGTACAGGCCCCGCAGACTTCGCGTCGGCCCCATTGCCCGAAATCGGTCAAACCGGTCGTACCACAGGACCGGCTCGCCCTCCTGCCGGTCCCAGGGGTGGGGGGATTCTGCCATATCCTGATTTTTGATCGGAGTGCCAGGAGAAGGCAAGAGCGATCGGCATAGGTGGTGATGTGGAGAGTGGAAAAGTGGGAGGATTGGAGGGGATTTGCACGTTTGGAGATAGCAGGTTGGGCGAACCTGCCCCGTGGCGTCCATCACCGACCGTCGAACAACTCTTCTGTGCCTTCCTGTGCCTTTTTCCGGAGGGACTCGCAGCAGGCAACGCGAAAGACGAACTCGGTCGCTCTGCCCTTGCGGGTGGCCTTGCTGAACTCCGATTTCTTCACCTCGCGAATGTAACCGTCCTTCTTGGCCCAGGTTCGCAGGCGAGAGATGGTCATGTTGGTGACATCCAGCAGTTCGCCCAATCGCCTCACGGGCAGCAGGATGGGCTTCGCTCCGACGATGACCTGCATCCAACCAGCCACGCTGATGAAGCGGCTGTAGACCTCGGAGCGGCCTTGCCGATGCTCCCAGGGAAGTTCCAGTGGGCAGACATTCGCCTGGTCGAGTGCGTTTCCGAAAGCGTCAAGACCCGGCGTGAAGCGGATCTTGTCCCAGGCATCGTCGAATTCCGTTTCAGCCGTCCCGTGGGTGACACCCAGGTACGTCGCCCAGGGATCGCCTTTGAGTCCCAGCCTCTTCAGCCAGCCATTCATGATTGCCTCCACCTTGCGGAACGCTTCGGACCCGGGACGATGACAGAGATCGGGGTGGGCCTTCACGAGCCGGAGGAAGGTCCACAGTTCGCTTTCCCACGTCCGCCGGAACTCGGCACGGCGGCGATTCTCGTGATAGACCCAGACAAGATACTCCCCCAGGGGCAGGTGCAGGGGCATGATGATGTAGCCGGGAGGCGGTTTTTGCTCCTGGTGATTTTTCACCCCCTCCACCCCACCTCGGAGAGGTTCGGAGGAATTCAAGGAATTCAAGAGATTCAATGTAACATGTTTCTCCTCGCCAGGGTGGTTATTCTGGGTAACCTGTGACGGCAGACTTTCCGGAGTGCTTGCGGGCAGAATTGGCTTGCCCGAAACGTCGTTCTGGTGCATAATGGAGGTGTCCTCTCACGTCGCGGTGAGTCTCTGCCTTTGCCCGGGGTCAGAACCCGGGCATCGGCGTTTTTACCTCCTTCATTCTGCCAGATTGCCACTCCAAAAAAGCACGCCAGACCCCACTTGCGGGAGGGCTGGCGTTTGTGTTTCGCTCGACTGGTTGGGTGGGGCTGATTTTGCCGGTCTTTTCTCTAATTCGTCGTCGGACTACACTGCTTCCCCTTCTTCTCCGGTGCGGGTGCCGAACCGATGGCACTCACCACCAGCGTGAAGCCGCCCATCGCCGGCATGTGCATCTTGTCGTGGTCTTCCAGGCGGAACTCGCCGATCGTCTCCTCGATCTCTTCGAGGCACTGGCGGATAGCTTCCCCGGCCAGCTCGCAGGCTCGCTCTTCCGAGCAGCAGCCGACGACGTTGACGGCTCGCAGGGCAACGTGGCGTACTCTCATCAGTGGTCTTCCTCCCAGGCTCTGAAGATGGTGTCGAAGTCCCTGGTGTGGGTGTGGTCCGGGAGAGAGGTCAGGCGGTAGTGGACCCGTCGCTCCTGCAATGGCGAGCAGGAGTCGCAGCGTTTGGCACGCAGGGGCTCGAAGGCGAAGACAAGCTCCACGCCGCAGATGTCGCAGGGAACACGGTACTCAGACATGGCCTCTCCCACGGTGATACAGCGATTGTGCCACCGGGGAGAGGGGAAGGCAAGGTCAAGGGAGATGCCGGACGGTAAATGAGGCGGAATGTGGGGGAGGGGGATGGGTGGGGGAAGTTATCCCCTTGCCCACTCCAGGCAGAGCGTACTCAGATACTCGCGGGCAGACTTCAGGTCTTCAAAGTAGTCTCGCACCCCGCTTCCACCGCGATGCTTCCACAGCCAGGTCGGTAGCCAGTGACTGCGAAGAGCCGAGACATTGCAGCAATGACGCCAGTAGACGGGAGGAAAGCTGAGAGATGACCCATCGTCAGAGGCTCCCGGTTCCTTGTCCGTAATCTCCACATCGGTCAGCGGAAACTGCCGAACCAATCGCTTGCCATAACGTTTCCAGTCAGACAGCCGACAGGTTACCTTGCCGATGAAGCCGCGGCTGTCGAAGTAGGATGTGCTGCAGTTTCCAATCAAGTGGCTCTTCCAAAACCATCGGCTGGACTTCCAGAAGTGATCGTACAGGGGCAGTGTCTCTCGCAGCCTCTTCAGGTGTGGACAGGGCCACACGTCGCAAGTTGGATTCGGGTCCTCCAGGGAAAAGAATCGGCAAACATGCCCACTGGCTTCCTTCTCCAGCGACAGCCGGATGAACTCGGTGACCAGGTCGTCGCCTGCCGCTCCCCGCTCTTCCAGAAGGTCGGCGTATGCCAGTCGTGGCACGTCGTCCCAGGGGTCGGACAGGATGGCTTGATAGACGACTTCGAGGGTTCGATCAGGCATGGTCACTCCTTGCCCAAGAGACAGTCCAGAACGTGGCACCCGCGGAAGTGAGGACCGGGGCTGCGGAGATGCGTCAGGATGTCGGCGTTCGTGCAGCCCGCTTCCTCCAGGGCGTCGGCAGTGGCCAGAAGCGTGACGGGGTCCAGGGTGCCGTCTTGCTGGCGATCCTGGTACGCTGCCTGTGCCAGTGTGACGACTTGCGGGGTAAGCCAGGGGGCGGAGTCGTGCGTTGTGTGGATGAGTCGCCCCAACCCGTCGCGGATGTCCCGCAGGACGTAGGGGGAGACAGGACGCCAGGGGTTGCCGATGATCTCGCGGAGCAACGCCGCTTGTGCTGCCTTCTCCTCTGCCGTATCCAGCGGCGACAGGGCTTCCCTCGCGGCCATGTCCCCGGACGGTTCACAGCCGCAGCTCGCCGGCCACTGTGGGCGGATCTCGCGGCCTCCCTCGTGCCGGGTAGCACGGCGGAACGCGGCGTAGGCGTCATGGTCGGCATCCCGCAGGGCATCCTCGCTGGCCTCTCCGTCCGCGAACCGCTCGGCGATTTCGATGGCTCGCTTGCTGATAGCGGTGGTGAAGAGATCCCAGGAGCGACGGGCGACGGCACAGGCGAAGAGACGCAGTTTGCGATCACTCCCAATCCGCTTGCCGGCAGAACCGATGCCGCTGGCCATGAGGTGCAGCATGGCGGCAGGATCGCCCGAAGCCAGCCACTCGGATTCGGTCACGGCGTTTTCTCCTTTGTCGGCAACTCCAGCGTCCCCGTCTCTACCCATGCCGAGAGGTGGCGAATCAATTCGGCAACCTCCTCGCGGTCAAGATGGTGGTCGCGGCCAATCCAGAGGTACGAAGTCCCTGGACGATCGAACGAGTCCGGGTAAGGCCCGATGGCAGAGGAATGCTGGGCCAAACGCAGCAGGCCCTTGCCGGGTGGGTATCCCTCATGCTCCAGCACACCGAATCCACGCTCTGTACGCGAAAACTGCATCACGGTCATTCTCCTTTGGCTTTGGCGAGGGCTTCCCGCATCCGCACGAGCAGAGGGTAAGTCTTCGCGGCATCTTCGGCCTTGCGGATGGCTTCCAGGTCCATCTCGCCGTCGCAATCCGCGAACCCCGCGAAAAACCATTGCTCCACGATGGGATAGGCTCTCTCGCAGGCAGCAAGCAGGTCATTGTAGCCGGTTACAGCCCGGCAGATGAGGGCAGCAGCGGCAAGCTGATCCTCCCGGCTTCGCCCCGTGCCGCCGGTGTGGGCGATAGGCTGGCCGTCCGCGGCGAGGATGAGGAAATGGGATTGGGTCCAGGGGGTGTTCATGACGCTTTCTCCTTTCGCTCCGCCCGCCAGCGGGCATCGAGGGCGGACAGGATGGCTTCCTGAGCTTTCTCCGCGGCGGGCCCTTCGGCGATGCCAGAGCCGTGGCAGAGGTCGCAGGACTGGTCCCCGCAGCATATCCACTGCCGCGAGGGGTTCCAGGTTCCGGGAGGGGTGGGCATCACGCACCGCCTTTCGCCGCAGCAATGGCCGTTTCGAGCAGGTAGCTCACGCTGACGCCTTCGTGCGTGTCGCCCTGACTTCCAAATGCACGAGCGGCCTCGCAGGCAGCAAGCAACTTCGGGGCGGCGGCGATCAGGTGGGCATAGCCTTCGTCGCGGATGTGTTCGGCCACAAGCCAGGGCTCCGCAACAAAGCCATTGACGCCATCGTTGGCACGCTCTTCCGGGGTGGGTAACTCCCAGATTGTGCCGTCGAAGGTATCGGGTTCACCTTCGTCTTGCTGGGATTTGCCGACGAACCATTCAGGGGTTGGGGGCATGGTCACAATCTCCTTTCGCTTCGTTCGTTCGATCTCTCGCAGGAACTGCCGCGAGAGCAACCGCAGGTCGTCGTCTGGATCGGCGTAGGGCTCGTCCAGCAGCTTGTTCGCCAGTGCTATCGCTTCATCGCGTTCACTCATGGGTCACGCCTCGCCAAGAAACAGATAGCCCTTTGCGTGTGCCAGGGACGCACCCAGATCACGCCAGGCGTTGTACAGCAGACGGGGATTACTTTCGTCGTCGCGAAGATCCCAGAGCTTCTGAGCGGCAACGTACACCTCGATCATGGAGCGATACTGCACTTCGGTGAAGTGTCCGGTTCCGCCGCAGATTCGGCAGGAGAGGGCGGGATCTTCTCCGCCTCCACTGCCACCGCACTTGATGCATGTCATCATTCGCCAGTCCCCCATCCACCCTTGCCGTAGGTATCATCCATGAGCCGCTGATGCCAAACTTTCTCCGTCGCAGTGACTTCCTTGATTCCATCTGAGATCGTGAGGAGCCGAGACGGCGACCCCTCGAAGAACTCCGTAATTTCTCGCGGAAGGAGATCGCCAGAGCGATGCTTGGCCTTCCAGCGGAGTTCCAGGTTCAGGTAGGCATTCTCGAAGGATCGCGTCTCTGTCGTGCCGATGCAGAGTTCGCCGATCGCTCCGATGAACTGGCGTTTGTCGCGGGATTCTTTCATGGGGTCAGTCCTTTCTTATCGGCTATCCACTCCGAAATCGTCACAGTGACATCCTCGTCACCCACAGCCAATTCGTTCACCGATTCGGGATGGATTTGCGATTTCGGAATCCATTCTTCCTGCCCGTCCTCATCGATAAGAATCAGGAAAGCAGACTCGGTTTCTCGCAGGATGGCACACCTTTCCAGGTGAACCCAGGACGAACTACCCATCACACAATCTCCTTTCATCGTTCAGGCCAGAGGATCTTGCCCATCGCCCGGACGGTGTCTTGCCACATTTCGCGGGCGACGAGGGGGTTACCGGCGATGGCAAGGGCGAAGGCGACCAGGTAGACGGCGGACAGGGCGAGGAGGGCGAGGGGGAGGTAGAGGGGACGCATGGGACTCCTTAAAACGGTGCCGGCTCCAGTTCCTCGTACGCCTCCACGGCGGCTGTGATGTGCGTGTCGAGCCCGCTCAGGATGCCGGCGAGGGCAGAGCGGAGTTTCCGCACCTTGCGGGCGGCGTCGGCACACGCGGGCACGTCGTGGGCGGCTTTCACCAGCTCGGCGGCGAGGTCGTTCAGCCCGCCGTGAAGGCTGACGAAAGTATACTCCGTGGAGACGAGGGTACGGATGGTGGATTCGGTCATTCTCAGGGTGTGTGGGTCCATTGGTGCGAGTCCTTTGGGGTTGTGTTGGTCAGGATACACGAACAACATGCCAGCGGTTGGGGTCGCCGGGAATGAGGTAGGTGGCTTCGATGGCGTCCTTGTGCGTGGCGAAGCGAGCCGCACGGCGTTCGTTTACCGTCTCCACGAAAAGCGGAGCGGGCGAAGGGCGACGGTTGAGAGCCAAGTAGACTCTTGGCTTGCCGATGGGCTGGCGGACAACGATGAAACGCATCTCAAGACTCCTCTGGCTTGCCGGGTTCGCGAAGGCAGTATTCGCCGTCCGCATCGACGATCAGGTGTTGCGGAGCACAGCCGGGGCAGAATGGGTCAAAAACCTCCGTCTCGCCGATCCAGTAGGTAGGAAACCACCCGGCGGTGAGGGCGTCGCACAGTTGGGGCATAACAGCAGCACAGAATGGGCAGAGTACCACGGATCAATCCCTCCGATAGACGGCGATATGTCGGCGACGGTGATACAAGGTCATTCGTCGGGCAGTAGCCACTGCCTCATCGTAGGTTGCATGCCAACTCGTGACGATGCCGTGGGGCTCCGCGATGACGGCGAACTCTTTCGGGGGTGGCAGCGGGTCGCCGAACTCGTCGTGGTCCGGGGGCAGGTCGTCGGTGATGGCGGGCATGGTCAGTCTCCGCATCCGGGGTTGTCATGTTCGTCGGGGTCGCAGACGGGCACCTCGCAGGGGGTGCCGTCGATCAGGACGGTTTCGGTGGTGTCGCCGCTACAGTCACTGCCGCAGTGCCAGCAGAGGGGGCCGGTGGGGTCGTAACGCTCCTGCCTCAAGAAGTCGCGGTAGGCTTCGGGGTCGTACATGGGGACTCCAGAGGGGGCAGGAGGGCGAGGGCCTGCCGGGGGTTCAGTTTCCGCTGGGCACCGTGTCCAGCCACGCGAGGATGGGCTGCCAGCGGGCGATCAGGTCGCGAATGCTGGCATCCGTAAACACTCCGTTGCACGCTTGACAGGTAAACGTCTCGTCTTCGAGCGTCCCGAGGTTGATGGCGATGTTGGCGTCCGCCTCCCCGCAGCATGGGCAGGGGAGCAGGATAGTCTTCGGGCGAATGGCGGTTTCTGGCATAGTCAGCGACTCCGGGGCGAAGGGGGCAGGGTTACTTGCCGGTTGCTTTGGCGATGGCTTCGCGAGCCTGCCGGGCAACCTCGGCAGTGCAACCGGCTTCGTTCACCATCCGCACTAACGCTGCGAGCAGTTCCGGAGCCGCCGCAGCGAAGCGACCACGAGCAAGATCCTCCTTGCGGACCGCTTCGTTCAGGTTTTCCGTGACGATGTAGCCGATGAGGAACTCGTGGTCGTCGGCCTTGACGATCTTGCTCATCTCGCGGCGTTTGCGGTCGCCTTCGATCAGGGTCCAGGATTCAGACATGGGGAAGTCTCCAGGGCGAAGGGGTCAGGATCAAAACGGCAACTCTGACTCGTCAATGGGCGTCTCGGGCTCTGCGTCCGGGCCGGGGGCGTCCCAATCGCAGTCATCGGGCTCCCAGGCGTCCCAGGGGTCGCCGTCGTAGCGGCGGCGGAATGCCTCTTGTTCGCGGGCGAGGCCGGCGTCGAAGTCTTTCTGGCTCATGGTCAGGGGTTCCTTTGGGGCGATGGGGTGGGTCAGGACAGCGTCACGAGCGTTTCCGACCAGTTCGGCCGCAAGGACGCCTCTTGCCAGGTGTGCGGCCGATGGGGTGCGTCCATGTCGCCGATGACGTGGTTCTCGACGCCAGCTTGCCGCAAGGCTTGGCTGTAGTCAGCAGCCTCGCCACCAGTGCAGAGCAGGGTGATCTTGCTCAGACCGATGCCAGTGCAGGAGCCTTGCTCCCAGCCGTTGGCTCTCGCCAGGGCAAGAGCCTTGTAGTTGTCCTCGTGCGTCTTGGCGAGGACGATAACCGTCCGGTACATGACTTCGGTGAGCGGGTTATCGCTGATCTCGCGGCGGATGGTCTTGGTCTGCATGGGTCGTCTCCAGGTCAAACGTTGATGCGAAACGCGCCTTTGTGGTGCATGTTTTCGAGAATGGCGAGGGCGACGAAGATTGCCAGGGTGGCCATCATGACAACCTGCCTTCCGCGATCAGCGTTGCCAGTCCAGAGATGTGCCGGCAGTAGCTGCGGTAGTTGAAGCCGTCGCAGTGACAGAGGGAATGCTCGCCGTTGAGGCAGACGGCGTAGCTGGCGAGGGGGGCGTCCTCGATCTCCTCGCCGAGCTTTTCGACCGTGAAGGCTCGGCCGAAGTCGCTGGGGATGGGGGCGAAGTAGTAGGTGTCCACGGCCTTGCCTTCCGTGATGCGGAAGGTGCCGGCTCCACTGGGAAGCTGGGCGAGGAGGCGGATGGTGCGTTCGGGCTTGACGCGGGGCTTGCGGCAGGTGATAGTAGCCATCGGTCTACCTTTCGTGAGAAGGTTGGGCCATCGGGCCGGTTGGCGTGGTCAAGACGCCAGCCGGCCTTTTTGCGTTTGGGGTTACTTGATCCGCAGCATCAGGCCACCGGTCGTCTCCAGACCGCGGTAGCGGATGGACAGGTCGGTAGCCTCTCCAGTCAGCTTCAGACTCGTCTTGACGTTCTTCAGTGCGGCAGCAGCGAAGCCAGCGGCGTCGATGCGGGCAACCAGAGCGGCAATCTCGGCAGCCGTCTGCGGGCGAGCGTTGCGGCAGGATTCCAGTTCCATTGCGATCTTGGTTGCGGTCATCTGTCGTCTCCGGTTGGGTTGCGTTTCCTGTCTACACTTCAATATAGCGTTCAAACGATAAGAGTCAAGCGAGCAATCGGGATTTTTCCAGAATTTTCCGATCTTTCCTTTTTCGGCGTCCGTGGTGTAGACTTGGGGTGGTGATACAGCGTTCAAACGTGGAGGGCGGGCATGGTGCGAAGACGCGAGGGATACGTTCCACCGGAAACCGGGTTCGGCGGACAGCTCCGGGCGATCCGCGAGAAGAAGGGGCTGACTCAGGTTGAACTGGCGGAAAGGTGCAACGTCCGGGTGATGACGATTTCAGACTTGGAGCGAGACGCAAAGCTGCCTGGCTGGGATCTCGTCTTGCTCCTCGCCGAAAAGCTAGGGGTCAAGGTGGGGGCATTCGTGCCGAAGCCACCCGCACCCCCCAAGCCCCGCGACTAACGCCCTCGCCAGTCGCCGACCGGCCCGGCGTCCAGGTGCGGGTAGCTCTCCTCCCGTGGCTTCTCCGGCCAGATCAGGAGGGTGGCGTCAAGCGTCTGACGAATGGTCCGCTCTGTCTTGGGCCTGAAAATGTCCAGGTCGCCCGGCTGGGCCTCCGTGTGGCTTGCCCAGACCCAGACGCCATTTTCCCGCGATGGGCGAAAGCCGAGCTTGCGGTAGAGGGCGGTGTTATCTGGTCCGCAGGTGGCCACCCGCCATTGCTCCGGCGTGAGCGTGACAGAGTGTTCCACCCGCACCTCGCTGGCCCAGGGCAACGCCAGCACGGCACGCTTCAGGGTTCGGATCGCCTTGCCGGGGAGGTCGAGGGCGGCTTCGGCGGCTTGCTGGGCATGGGTGAGCCAATCACAAACCCCATGATGCTGGTCAGATGAATCTTGCCATCTCCAGGCAAGGCGTGGGGGGTCAGCCCCAGCAACCCCGCCGTGCGGCCGGACGATGGCGATCATGGGTGCTCCGGTAATCCAGAAGCCCAGGCGGTACGGACCTTGCTGGGCTTCGATGGAACGCCAGCCCCCCATCTCCACCTTTTGCACGGCCTTCGCCTGCGACTCCTGCCCGGAGTAGTGCAGCCAGGTGACCAGCCACTCGCGGGGCAGGCCGTCCGTGTGGGCGGGTGGCGTGCCGGCAAAAAGGACGGCAACGTCAGCGGCGTTGGCCCTGGAGTCGAGGAGGAAGTCCACGAGCGGGGGCCAGGTCGCCGCTTCGAGGAACGGGCGGCAGGCGGCGAGGAGGGAGGGGGAGGGAGTCATGATGTTCCTCGCAGTTCGCCGGCCAGATCCTCATACCCCTGCTCTGTCAGCCAATCGGCAAAGGCCACGCAGTCCACGGATGCAGGTGCGGGGTTGTCGCGGACGCTTTGCCACATCTCCCAGCCGGGGAGGGCGATGAGCTTTTCGTAGCGGTCGCGAGCGTTGGCACAGCATAGGCACATGGCACCCTTGCACCAGCCGCAAACAACGCCCTGGACGGTGAGGGCAACGTTGTGGTTGCCGTTCCCCTTCTTGCGGCAAAGGCGAGGATAGCGGATGGCGAGTTCCTTGCGGATCTCATCCAGCCAGATTTTGTACGGATGGAACTCGCGAGTGCCGAAAGGGTAGGCTTCCCGCAAGGCTCGCCGCAGCGTCTTCGTGTCCACCGTGGGCGACATGGATTCGACCACGTTACGGATGATCTCACGGGAGCGGACACGCCAGGGGGAGTCAGCCATTTGCGGAGTCCTTTGTGCGGTGGTGACAGTGTAACCCAACCGCCAGAGACAACGAGAATGCCCATCTTCTCCCCGTGAATGGGAACGTGGACGGTATTCGCATGCTGGGTTGGCTCACTCACCGGTCGTCCTCGTCTGGGTCGCGGGGGAGGCCAACCTCGTTGGCACACTCGTCGCACAGGGGATATTCGTAGGGGGACAATTCAAGGCCGCAGCGGGGGCAATAGTTGGGTTCGTCGCGGTCGATCATGATGGATTCTCCTCCCTCTCCAGGCGGCGAAACAGGTAGTCCTCGATCCGCTGGAACCGGTCAGGCACCGGCTGGCCGTTCTGAGCGAAGTGGTGCATCCAGAATTGCACGTAGGCGATTTTGCTGATGGTCCAGGTCATAATTGCCCCTATACGTGGTGATACCAGGAGTCCAGGCGTCCATCCCAGTGCCATTGCAGACGCCCAACTCCACAACGTCGCTCTTTTCCATCTTCGCTGGCGGTACGTCGCCCGCATAGATGATGTCATGCTCGCAGGCGAGTCCGCTGTCCCCGTATGCCGAAATGATCGTCAGGCCATCGCGGATTTGAGAAATCAAGGTCATGTCAAACCTCCTTCGCTGGCTGGCGGCTTCCTTCGCAGCGGACGTAGTTCTTTGCCTCAAGGCGGGAGTGCAGTTCCTGCCGGCCTTTCTCGTCGATCTTCACCGTCTGGGCACACGTCGGGCAGGTCGTGGCCTTGAAGGTGGTACAGAAGCGAACGGCGTAGGATTCCAGGGCGAAGGTCTTCTCGCAGTACCCGCGGTGGCACTGGTGGAAGTCGTCGGACCAGTCCCAGATATCCGTGTGGACGTGAAAACAGTAAGGACATACGATGCAGTCTTGCGTGTCGGTGTGGTCGGGCTTTGGCATGGTCACTCCTTTGCGTTCGGTTTCCATTTACCCTCAGCGATCACGTCAACAACGGCTTCAAGGGCGGCACGGGACGAAGCGTACATCGGCGTTGTGGGGTACAGGGTCGATTCGGATTCAGCGGAAAGAATGTCTCGCAATCGTGCCGGTAACCGATCGCTGTCTTCTCTTTGATGCCGGGGAGTGCCATCGTCTCCCTCGTACCAGTACCAGCCCTTTGCTCGCTCTGTGGGCCACTTACGGCCGCTCGCCAGCCACATCCAGCCCGGGGCTTTCTTGCGGATCGTCTCGTCGGGGGAGTCGGCGGCAGCGTCGGCAAGCATGTGGGGGATGTCGTTTCTATCCTCGTCAAGAAGGGCGAGGATGCGGGCGTAGTCCGTTTGCTTGGATCGCTCGGCAAGCTGGGCGACAGCCCGGTCGCGTTCGGCGATGAGAGCCTTGACGCGATCCTCCAGAACTGGCCCCATGCGGATGTCAGCAGCGTCAAGGAGTTCATGGAGTGCCATGAAGGTGGTAGCATCGAAGCCGATCACGGCATCACCTCCCATTCGCCAAGGAACTCCGATTCGTGCTGCAAGCGAAGGGCGTGGGGCATTTCCTCCATCGTTCCGACTTCCACGAAGATGGTGTATTGTCCGGGGCAGCCAGTGCGGGGGCGGGCTTCAACCCAGTGGTACGGGTTGAGGTTGGCCCAGCACACCGGCCGCACCTTGGTACCGGCCTTGCAGGCGGTCAGGGCTTCGAGGATGGTCATTTGCTACCTCCGGTAGGGTTGAACAAGCACAACAAACCGGGTCATTTCCGGGAAGTCCTCGGGGAAGATGGCTATCCCGTCGAGGGTGTCCCGAACCCGCACGTCACTCATTTGCACCTGGTCTTCGTCGATTACCAGAATGTCCTTGTGGTAGTGATTCGCGGTGTACGCACGAACGATGGTCTTGCTGGTTGCGGGCACAGCTATTCCTCCTTCTCCGGTAGAAACTTCCGCACATAGTCTGCGACCTCGGGGAACAGGGCGATGGCGTGGTCTGCGTACTCTGGTTCCTCGAAGACGGCGTCTCGCATCTGCGTGAGCAGGGGGCGAGCTTCGTTGCGATGGCAGCCCCGCTTCAACTCCAGGTCCTCGATTGCCCGCAGGATCTTGTCGCAGGACTCGCAGCGGTCGTAGTCATAGGTTTCGCCGAAGTTGTGCTTGCAGTCGGGCGGGCACTCTTCCACGCCTTCGACAAGGGGTGCGGAATCATCATCAAAGGTGTGCAGGCAGTCTTCGTACTGCTGCATCCAGACGTGCAGGAGCCAGCCGCCCGTGGGAATCTTCTGCCCGCACTCGTCGCAACGAGTGGGCTTTTCGGCTGTGGTGATCGTCTCTTCGTAGACGCGGGCGATCCAGTCGGCGTCTTGATCGAAGCACATGGTTACTACTCCTTCAGGGCTTCGCGGGCGATGTTGCCCAGATTCGTCACGGCAGCGTCGGAGGCGTAGTGGCCATCGTCGGCAACGGCGGATAGTTCGGCGATATGTTGCAGGGCGGTGCAGAGGCGGGCGACTTCGGCCTCCGCAGCGGCCGCCCTGCGAATCCATACTGGCAGGGCAACGCGGGCCATTGCGATGAAAATGCAGTCCTCGTGCCGTCCCGACTCGAACACATCGAATTGCTCACGTTTGTCATCGTCAGGGCCGTGCGTGACGGTGTAAAAGCGATGCGTGGCCCCAGGGACAATGGACTCCTCGCACCGCCACGGCGGGGGCTGTGCAGCCTCGCAGGTGGCAAGATCGGCAACGGGGTCGCGGGACAGGTCTTCGGCGGTTGGCTTCATGGCTGGCACTCCTCCCCCAGCGAGACGATAACCGTGTGCGTCGTGACCTTGCCGTCGGTGACGCGAAGTCCGGTCAGGTCGCCGCCTTCCCAGTGGAACACGAGGTCGGCACTGCCCTTCGTGCGTCGAAGGAGGTCGCCGAGGATGTCGTTGTAAGCGGTGCCAGAGAATTCGCCGGACCACCAGAACTGATAGGCAAGATCGATCGGGTCATCGTCGTCCCCAACGGCAAGGGCATCCGTGATGCGGGAAAGATCGAAGACGTTGCACCCCGGCAAGCGACCCTTGTGCTTGCAAAGGAACTTCCGGGCACGCTTGACCTTGATGGTTAGCGGCCCGCACAGCACCGTCACATGATTGATGTTACAGCCCATTGTCACTCCTTTCCTAGAACGCAGTCGAGTGCGAAGCAGCCGCGGACGTGGTTGGCGTCGCTTCGCAGGTGGGCGAGCAGGGCAGCGTTCTCGCAGCCTGCATCGGCGAGGTTGTCGGCGAGGATGGGGAGCAAGCCCCAATCGCGGTTGGCGTAGGCTTCCTCTGCCATCGCTCGGGCTGTCTGGTACTGCTGCCACTGGAACGCCAGGGCGTCTTGTGGGGCGAAGGGGTTGCCGACGATTTCGCGGAGGAGGTCGGCAACGATTTCCCTGGACGGAAGCACCTTCTCGCGGACCATGAAGTCTGCCGCTTCTTCTGCGTCCGCATGGCAGCATTCATCTGCCATCATCATTGCCGTTTCAGCGTCAAGTTCTGCCTGGCCATCGACATTTTCCCACACAGATGCCGCCTTCCACCTGGCATCGCACAAAGAGTCCTTTGTGACTTTCCCATCAGCAAACCGCTCTGCCACTTCGACAGCTTTGCGACTGCAGTTGATACGGCCGGTGCTGTGACAGTCCAGGCAGTAGTGGAAATCACCGTCCGTCGATGGCAGCAATCCGCGTCCATCGCAATTGGGGCATAGCACATCGTCCGCCAACAGAGACCAAACTTGCCGGCAGCAGGCGACGGCAAAGAGTCGCAACTTCCGGTCACTTGGCTTGCGATCGTACTCCGTTGGCCCACCGTAGGTCGATCCGGTGACCGCACAGAGATAGTCCAGCATTCTGTGAGGATCTTCGCTTGCCAGCCACTCAGACTCTGTCATCACTTCTCCCCTCGCGTGATCTTGTCCGCGGCGACGGTGAAGACGATCTCCTGCCCGAAATACTCGCGGCCGATGGTGACGGTGAAGCTCAGGTCATCGCGGCGAAGCGTTGGGCCAAAGTGGATGATCTCGGTCCGCATTTCGCCCGGGTGGAGCGAGTAGCGAAGGTGAAAATCCGCGTGGTTGTGCTGGTTGCCGAACTGGTCTTCGATGCGGATGAAGTGCAGGTTTGCGTTGTCGAGGATGCGGTTGGTGGTGATGTTGCGGATCTGGAACATGAGGGCGACGATGCGGTCCGGGGTGAGGACGGCACGGGTGAGTTTGACCTTCCAGTTGCCCGAGATGACGGGGGTGCCAACGCCGGCTTCCAGGGGGCATTCGCTGGGGGTGGGGAGGCGTTCGGGCTCGGGGGCGACGGTGGGCTGAAATGCCTTCCAAGTCCCCATGCCGAAACAAAAGAGGCTAAAAGCGGCGGCAGTAATGATAACGAAATTCTTCATCGACAAAACTCCTCTCAATTCCGGGGGAGGGCGATTAGTAATCAGAGTCTTCGCCGGTGTCGTCGTCGTTGGGGAGGGTGATCGCCTCGCTGACCAATCGGAGGATGGCTTGCAGGTCATCATCGCGAGTGCGACGATGGTGATCCCCAACAAGGCGGGCCGCGGCGAAATCGCCGATCTTGAGCAGGACCGTCTGCATCCGGGCAATCTCCGCATCCTTCGCGGCGAGGTTGGCTCGCATCACGTCGGGATGCAGGGGCGGGAGGAGGGGGCCGCGGGCTTCAATTGTCCGGATGAGTTCGATAATCCGGGCGTTATTAGTCAGCGGCATCCATCCAACAAGATCAATGATCTCCTGCCGCTCGCGGGCGGCTCCTTCCTCCAGCCAGGGGGCGTGTTCTTCCCGCAGGTCGTGGATCATCCGCAGGACGGCGTCATGGTCCCGCAGGAGGGCGGAGAGGTCGATGGGGGTGACTTGCTGGTGCAGAGAAAGCAACTCCTCGCCATCGCTGCCAAGAACCCGACAACGGATGTCGTCGCCCTGACCATCGGGGCCGTAGTTGCCACGGCAAAAAAGCCGGCCGTCACTGGTCCGAAACGGCATGCCGGGAACGAGTTCGGCAATGGTGGTGGGATGGCTGGTCACGTTGCTTTCTCCTCATCGCTCCTTCGCTCGCTGCGGACGGCGTCGCCAAGCTGCCGGTGGAGCAACTCGGCGATCAGGTGTAACTCTTCGGCCAGAGTCAAGCCGTGCTTCTTGGCCCACTCGCTGACGAAGGTTCGCAGTTCGAGTTCGGCCGTGACAATGAGTTCGTGGCGGGGGTGGATGTTCATGAAGGCTTCCCCTCCATTTGCCCGGGGACCAGCCACGTCAGATGAACCTGGGCACCGCTGTGCGGCCTCGCTGGGATGCTCAGATGCGGGCAGGTTCGCACAATCGTCGTCTTCGTGGTCACAACCCGTACCTCGTGCCTCACGGGCCAGCGACGCAGCCACCAGCGAGGAAACCAGCGGGCCCGGAAGGCTTGCCACCAATCCGCCGGCCACGTCAGGGTGGTGGAGGTTTCCTCGGTGACCTTCTCACCTGCGAGGACATAGGCTCGCATCTCCAGGACCAGACGGCGGGTGTACTCGTCCAGGTGGGCGTAGAACTTGGCGCTGTCGCGAACGCCAGCGATGCTCTCCAGATCCACCTCGCGACGAAGGTAGAGCTTCATCCGCTCCAGGACGATTTGCCGGATGTCGGGTTGTTGAGTCACGCGGTTATCCTCCCTCCAAGTCCAGGGACCGGTTCGCTGCTGCGGACGGTCCAAACGAGCCTCCACTTCAGCGGGGTATGCCAACGGTGGCAGCGAACGCGATCACGGGCATGCACGGTGCACTTCCGATGCGGCACAGCGGTGAACTCCGCGACCCACAGCCGAACGCGGAGAAGGTCGCGAAACTGAATCACGACAGGGCGGTCGTAGTGGTCCGTGCAGACGGCGGTGATGCGGTAGCACATGGGTCAATCCTTTGGTTCCTCAAACGTTGTCTGAGCGAGAAACATGCGTATGGCATTCACCCCTGTTTGCTCGTTTCTTGCCTCCTGCACCGCATGATTCGCCATGCGAATCAATTCCAGGACTGCGGCAAGTGCAGACTGGCCCAATCCGACCGTCTTTCGGCCGTGGGCTGCCGCCCATTCAATCATCGCGGTAACGCAGTCCCGGGCATCCTTGACCGTCTCGGGTTTCTCGCCGTCGAGTTCTCGCAGGACCGCCCAGAGCCAGACAAGCGTGGGGGCGTGCTTGTCGCGGCCCAGGAGGATGAAGAGGGGCTCATCGGGCTCGGCAGCAGCATAGCACGAATGGGGACCGGGGGTTGCTTTGGTTTCCATCGTCAAACTCCTGTGTGTGGGTTAGCAGCCGTATGCCGTGACTTCGTACCATTGCAGACCAGTTGAGGCACTGAACGCGAACCAGCCGCCCCAGACGCAGGGAATGGGGTCAGAGGCAGGCGTGGGCGTATACCACTTGAGCGGGTAGAGGGTGCCGGGTTCGAGGATGTCTGGGGTCATGGATGCGTCTCCGCAAGGGTGTCGAAGAGGGTTTTCTGGCGGTCCACCCGCTGGCGGAGGGCCTTCTCGCAATTCCTGACCGCAGTAGCGTGGTACGACCCCTTCATCTCGATCCCGTAGAATCGCCGGGTGTTCTGAAGGGTTCGTCCCGTCACGGGCGATGTGCCACCAAGAGCCACGAACCCGCACGAACCGATACCAGCAAACGGGTCAAGGATGATCTCGCCATGGTTGCTGAAGAGGCGAATGCACCGCTCGTAGATGCCCAACGCCATTGGGCAGATGTGCTTGACATCGCTCTCTTCGCGACCCTCCTTGACGTTGAGCGTATCCGTCTCGCGAATGTCCTTCCAGCATGCCTCTGCCCACTGAATCCATTCGTCGCGAGACACCTCGCCAGCAGTATCGATGGGAACGTCATTCTCGCCGGGAGCCTGGAATTTGATGAGGTAATCCCCCATGCAGCCCCGCGAGTTCGCCCGGTCGCGTTCCAATCCGGCAAACTGCAGTTCATGGGCGTGCGTGCGGAGAGCCTGCGTTTGCGGGTTCCGTCTCACCAGCCAGTCGTACTTGTAGATGAAGCCCGCTCGCTGTGCCAGGCGGATAATCATCCCCCGGAAGTCGAACATCCCTTCACGTCCGGATCGCTTCAGGAGAGCAATCTGAGTGCAGTGGACGATCAGCACACGGCCCGGTTTTAGCACACGCCGAAGGGCCTTCAGGTAAAAGCTGAAGTGAAGCGGGGCTTCGTAATTCAGATCCTCTGAGTTGCCCAGGTCGGCGTGCGAGTCTGAGTATGCGAATACTGCGGGGAAAGGCGGGCTGTGAACGCACATATCGACGGACGCGGACGGCATCGCGTGCATGTGTTCAATGCAGTCGGCCAGTTCAACGCGATACTCTTCCCCTCCGAGAATGTCAGAACTCATTGCACTGCACCTCCTTGAACAGAGACTCTTGCTCTGCGGTGTCCTGGTCGATTCGTTGCACCTTGTCAAACGTATTGTCCACCATCGCCCGCTCCACGGGAGTGATGGGAATATGCACGTTCAAGGGGAGCGTGCTGCCGATGCGGTTGGACCGGGCAAGGCACTGCAACCAGTCCTCGGCACTGTCCCACAAACCATTGAATATCTGGCGAGTGGCGATTTGCAGATTCAGCCCCTGTCCGATGAGGTCAGACTTGCTGAGGAGGGTGCGAAGGACGCCTCGCTGGAAATCATAGACGATCTGCTCGCGGTCCTCATCATTGGTGGAGCCCTGAAGACTGCCGGATCGCTGGATCATCTTTTCCAGGGTGTCTTGCTCGTGGTTGAATCTGCACCAAACGAGGGTGCTTTCATAATCCTGCCACGATTCAATCAGGTCGCGGACGAATGCGGGCTTGTTGGTCGGGATGGCAACGCCATTGACGCGACCCTTGGCGAGTTGAGCCAGTTTGGATCGGCTGGTGATGCCGCCCGGGGAGCCGAACATGTCACCGCTGATGCCGGTAACCGCTGCCTTCTGCTCGGTGGTCATTTCCACGTCGTGAATGTGAACGTGGATGGGCGGGAGAGGGTCGGTGCGATCCTTCCACCCGTAGGTTGCTGGATTCTGAAGGAAGATGCACCAGTGGGAAATCGAGCGGTAGAACGGTCGCAGGGCGTGGGGCTTCATCTCCCAGCGATTGTCTGTCTGCCCCCGGTTGACGAAATACTTGGCGAGGAAGGCATTGACGGTCGGGAACTGGTCCAGGAAGACGGCGTGAGTGGCGTACTCAATGCGGGAATTTGGGGCCGGCGTTCCTGTGAGGCAGAGTTTCCAGTCAATGCCACGTCCTAATTCCACAAGTCGTTGTCCGTACGTACCTTGCATCGACTTGAGGATGCTGCTCTCGTCTGCTGCAATCGCCCCCAACCTGCCAGGCGTCAGCCCTTCCCGGAGGGATTCGTAGTTGGTGATGCCGATGCGTCCGGGGCCATCGTCAAGCCACTGCTGCAAGCGTGCGGCAGGGATCTGCTCAAGCGGAAGGGTGTCGCCGTAGAAGCGAGCCATCTCCCGGATCATCTGCTTGACGACCATGAGCGGAGCGAACATGAGGACGCATTTGTCTTTCGGCAGGTAGTCGGCAACGTACCGCACGAACTCAGCTTCGATGAGACTTTTGCCCATGCCCGGGCGAATGAACGTGGCGAACTTCTTCTTGCGGATTGCCAGGCGGGCAATGTCTCTCTGATAGTCGAAGAGAAAGGGACTCGGAACGTAGTCTGCCCCCGTCCGGCGGACGGGGGCAATTCCCGTCTTCAGCAGCGAAAGGTATTCGTCCGGGATCTCCACGGTATGACCGCGGAAGCGATACGAGGGGAGGCTTTTCGCCTTCAAGAAGAGGCGGTAAGACTCGATTGATCCGGTGTCGATGGGGATGGAGGCTTGACGCGATGCGGAATCGCCCGTAGGCTGTTCATCAGCCATGACAGATCCTTTCGCAAGAAGGACTGGTTTGGTCAGGGCCGGAGTGGTGTTGACGCACTGCTCCGGCTCGCTCACTTTATCGGCAACTCGGCGCATCGTCAACCTCCGTTTTCTGGTCAAGCGTCCACTTCCAGCGTCGTCGTGATTTTCGCCGTGCCGGGCTGCAATCCGCACAGCCCGAAGGTCCAGGTGCAGGCGTGGCCCTCGATCGAGCAGGCTCCAGTCAGCAGGAGCACGTCGTAATAGGGCGAACCATCGGGGTTGACGCATACCGACTTCCACACCACGGCCCTGCCGGTGAGGACGTGCGGCAGCTGGGCGAGCAGGTTGCGGTTGATGGGGACGCCAGCGGCGAGGCCGGCTTCGGTCACCCAGAGGTCGCGGACGGGCTTTCCAGGTCTGCACCTGGGGCAGGAGTAGCAGCCTGTGCCATCGCAGTCGCGGCAGTCCTCCTCCCTCTCGCAGGTGGGGCACACGCTGGAGCCTTCGCCGTCGCATTCCTCGCAGGGAATAACTCGCGACTGAAAGCAGGTGCCACACGCGGGCAGCGGGCTGGCCCAGGCTCGCAGGCGGGCGAGGTCGATCGAGCCGTCTCGGGTGCGAGACGTGGCAAGTACGCGGTCGGCGATCATGCGGCTGGCGGCGTCGATCTCGGGGTAATCGCCAGGCAAACCTACCAGGTGGAGGAACAGTTTGCCGTTGGTGGCGAAGAGCGACCCGTCGGCAAAACGCCAGGGGTGCGTGGGCAGCGGGATTTTGCTGCTGCTGGGGTCGGTGAGGGCGTCGAGCCAGGGGAGAGGCATGATTACTCCTTAGCCGATTTTGAACCAGGTCAACCTGCCACACTTTTCACAACGGACGGGCTGGCGGATCTCTTGCGACAGAATTGCCCCAGATTCGCGACACTGGAAGGTGGTTCGCTCGCCATCTTTGATCCACTGATGCTTGCAGAATCTATCGGAAATCACCTGCACCAGATAGCACAGTGCGGGGAGCAAGATGAGTGCCCCAAGGATGCTTCCGAAAAACCAGCTACCCACAATTTCCTTGTCACTCACTCCAGGTCCTCCAGTTCGATCCGCGTGGCCATTTCGGCGGCACGCTCGAAGGCGATGGGTTCAAGGTCGATCCACTGCCGTGAATCATCGACGATCATACCGGCGTTCTTGAGACTATCAAGAGTGCTTTTGAAATAGGCGTCCCTGTCGCCGGCACGCTGGCCTTTGCCAAGCACAATCGTGATCTTCACCCGGCGTTTGACCGTGGCTTTGGGAATGCCAGCGTTGAGGGCGGCAACTTTGACCATTGCGTCGTCGGCGACTCGCAGGCGTCCGCGTTTTCGCCAGTGGCACGTCATGAGGACGTTAAGCCGCTGAGGGTGCCAACCAGGGATTTCCAGAGTGTGAATGGGCACAATTAGCCCTCCGGTGTCACCGCGATCAGGGCGGCGAGGCAGATGTCGTCTGGGGTCAAGTTCAGGAGGACGAAAGGGCTGTCAAGGTTGCTGTCCCGCCGCTGGATGGCCCGAATCACCTCATCGACGAAATCGCTCTGGATTGCATGATCCTTCGTCCGCATCAGGTCGCGAACGTCCCAGGCGTCGGCGATGTTCTCGCTGGGGCTCCAGGCGGATACCGGGTGATAGTAATCGTCGGTGTCGTACCACTGATGGTCAGTCGATTCGGTTTCGCTGACCCACCAGCAGGGATTGCCGGGAAGGTCGCTCTTGTGCCACCCCATCACGCTCGTGGCGATGCGGTCGGCCTTCTCGGCGGGCGTGGCGGATTGCCACCAGGTGCGGAGTTCGTCGCGGGTCATTCGTCGTCCTCCATCTCTTCTTCAATCGCTTCAATCTGACCGCTGGCGTGGGCGACAACCTCTTCCAGCACGACGATGGCTTGCTCGCGTGTCAGGTCGCGTATGGCGTCGTTGATTGCCCGGTAGACGGGCTGGACGATGGTGCTGGGGCTGAAACTCATTGCAGTTTCCTTTCAGCAACGGATGAGGCCGCCGTCGCTGGCGTTGTGGTGAATGTGGTCCAGTTTCGCCTGATGCTCGGGCGGACCCGCCGATGGGTCAATATCATGGGCGAAGACCAGGGCGAGGTGTTTCTTGATGACCGCAACCCGCTCGCTGGTGATGCCGATGTCCACCTTGGCGTTTGGCGGATGGCCAGCTTCCTGAATCTCGAAATAGCCCTGGAGCCAATAACAGAAGTCCCTGCTCGTCATCGCCCTTCCTCCTCATCCAATCGTGACAGGTCCCATCGCTTCCGGTTCGTCCCAGTGGTCCTCCCAGCCGGGGAATGCTTCCTCACGCTGGCAGTCCTCGCACACGTCGTCTTCGTCGTGGGCTTCGGCGAATTCGCAGCCGCATTCGGTGCATTTCATGGGGTCACCTCCTTCGCACTCCAGCGGGCCCACTCGATCACGTCTTCGACGCGGACGAAGACGGGGATATCGCACTCCCTTGCCTTCGCGGCTTCGAGGTCGGCACCAGTGCTGATGCCGGGCAGACGCAGGAGGGCGTGAGAGACAGCGACCAGCCCCAAATCCATCGCATACCAGTCGTCGGCAGTGAAGTCGGACACGGTGTACTGCGGAATGCAGCCGTCGCCGTGGTAGAGTTGGCCCATGAAACAGCTTAAGTGAGGCACAATTACGGACAGCCCGGCACGCATGAGGGCGACGCCAGCCTCGCAGCCGCGATGGATGTTTCGGCGAAGGTCACCGTGAAGGATGGGTCCGGCGATGTAGCAGACTTTACGCATGTGTGGTATCCTTTATCCTTTGCAGGAGCCTATCAGGCTGAAGACGAGGGCGAGCGTGGTCAGGGTGTGGGAGGACATTGGGACTCCAGGAACGCACGGATGAAGAGGGCTGCGACATGACTCACGATTGCGTTTCCGTAACCGCGGAGTCTCCCGACGCGGTTTCCACGGGCTGTCTTGATAATTCGTCGAGAATCCTTTGCACTATGACCCAGGCTCTCCAGCCGGGCGAGGACGTATCCCAACCGTGGATCAGACCGCTTTGCGGGAATCCCATGAGCCAGCGGCTGAACGCCGCATCCAACGCGACGGAGTTTGCCGTCCCGGCAGGGGATGAGGTAGAAATCGCTCCAAGGATTTCCGTCTCCAAATTGGACCGGGGTTTCCCGTTGTCGCCCCGCAGCGTCCCCGTCGTCCTCCCGCCGTTCGGCACTCGCGGACTGCTCCAGCCGGTCAGCGTCACCATCTGAGGCAGATTCACGCTCGCGGACGATCCCCGGGCTGATCGCGATTCCTCGCTCTCCTTGTTGCTCGTTTGGTCCGTCGCTCGTGGTGTTGCCCAGCCCGCCAGTTCCACCGTCTTGCGGCTGCTGTCGTTGTTCCCCGCTGCGTTGTATTCCTCCGTCCCCGTGTTCCCGGCCATCGGCGTCGGCCAGCCCGCCAGCATCGCCACGGTCGGCAGATCCGCTCCCAACCCCTTCCGCTCGAACTCCGCTGCCGCTCCCTCTTCCGAGCGAATCCCCTTGTCGGCATCCGTCGTCTTCGCGGTTGGCCAGCCCGCGAAATGCACCACCTGATTCGCCAACTGATCGTCGGGCCTCCCGTGCCGATCGTCCCGTGAGAGAGTGTTCGCTCCCTTCCCGTCCCGCACGGCTGGGCGAGCCCAGCCGTGCGGCAACCCAGAAGAACCGCTGTCGGATGTGCGGTGCCCCGACGCTCGCAGCTGGCAAATCGACGGCTCCGAAGGCATATCCAATACCTTCCAGGTCAGACCGAACTCCAGCGAGCCAGTCACGTCCATCAGTTGACGCAACCTGCTCTCCAAAAATCGTTGCAGGTCGCCGCTCGGAGATGAGGGCGTAAAAAGCGGGCCAGAGATGCCTTTCGTCCGCTTCGCCTTGCCGCTTGCCGGCTGCACTGAAGGGCTGGCAGGGGCATGAGCCCGTCCAGACTTCTTGACCTTGCGGCCAGCCGGCGAGGGCAAGGGCGTACTCCCATCCTGCAATGCCGGCGAAGAAGTGACATCGGGTGTATCCCACAAGCTCTTCTGCTCTGATTTCGGTGATGCTTCGCTCATCGACAATGCCCTCCGAGATCAAGCCATGCCGCATCAGGTTCCGCAGCCAGCGACTGGCGTAGGGGTCGGTGTCGTTGTAGAACACGCTGCCAGATTCACGATCCGCCTCTGCCATCGCCTCTTCCCGCTCCTGCACGTCCCCCGCGATAGCCGCCGACAACGTCACTTCCCGCCCGGCGAGGTCCTGCACGCTTGGCTTGCGGGGCTTGGCCATCACACTCACCTCCGAAACAACACGGAAACCCCGAACATATCGCCGTCCATCGCCGTGATTCGCTCTACCTCGCCCCGGCGGTAGTGCAACCTCGTCTTCCAGCCCCAACGATCCCTCCCGTTGCCCTCGTCGCAGGGGGCAAGGAGGCGAGGCCGATGAGGACGGCGGCGAGACAGAGGGACTCTTTCAGGGGGGACATGGTCAGCCTCGCTGGTCAAAGGGCAGGAGCATCTGAGTCATTTTTCGGTTGGCTGGCTTCCAACTCTCTGCCTCGCAGGAGTCATCCCCGTAGTTCTTGACCGCTTCCCAGAAGATGCCGGCCTCGAAGTCGTGCGGTCTGAGCTTCAACTTGGGACGGCACGCATCGTCCAGTTCCACGTTGCCCTCGTCATCGCGGATGAGTTCGAGGTGAAGACACTCATGGTGAAGGAGACTCTCTTTCTTCTCCGGCGAATGCTCTGCCCACGCGTCGCCGTTGATGACGATGCGGGCGTCTGCACTGCCACCGACGCGATCCTTGAGCGAGAAGAGACTCACCACGGCGAGGGCGGGGTATCCGCGATGCAGCAGGGCCTCGCCCGTGGGGAAGCCCGCCTTGTTCAGCTTGGCATGACTCGCCAGAACCTGAATCCGCACGTCCACCTCCAGCAAGTCGGTGTGGTGCTTTTTCAGGACGGCCTGCAGGACATCGGCGACATCATCAGGCGGAAGTTTGAACGACGGCATCAGGAATCTCCAGGTCGAAAGAGAAGGGGGCGACGGGCATACGGCAGTCAATGTCCTTGATCTTCGCGATGGCCAGCGGCGGCATCGCGACCCGCTGACTGGCCTCTCAGAAGAAAACCCAGTCGGTGCCGACCACCACAGCGGTTTTGCACGCTCTGGCGACGGCACGAGCGACAGCACAGCGATTCGAGGAACAGGGGATACCCTGGTCAAGGTCGTCCTGGGTCACGTCGATTTGCATGAGGACTGCTCCGTGAGTTTTCGCAGGCGTTCCTGCCCGTTGTCGGGCCAGAGTTCAGCAGGGGCGACGGCGGACCAGAAACCAAGGACGGTGCCGTGAACATGGCGTTCACCAGGTCCTTGAGGGGCAGGCCCCATCCTCCGGAGAATCGGCAGGAGCATTGCCGCATCGTAGTCCGCGTGAAACCAGGACTGCGTCAGGCGAACGGCAGGAACAGAGTGATCGCCGCTCTGGGCAACGATAAACCGCTCCTGCCCCCAGCCATCGGCGAGCAAGCCCAGTCGGCCAAGCTCGCGAATGATTGCCTCCGTGAACTGCTCAGGGGTCATCCTGCCTCCGTGAACGGGATGTAGGTTTCGCGAAACCGCTGCGTTGATGCGTCAAAGGAGAGGGTCACCTCTCCAAGAGGCCCATTGCGGTTTTTCAGAACAAGAACTTCTCGCATTTGCTGAGTAGGCGGCAATCGGGGATCAGGGTTGTGCAGGAAGATCACCTTGTCCGCATCCTGTTCCAATGCCGACGATTCGCGAAGGTCGCTGAGTTTGGGTTTACCAGCGGTGCGATCCTCTGACTCCCGCTTGACCTGGCAAAGAGCGACGACGGGAATCTTGAGTTCCCTTGCCAGCCCCTTGAGTCGCCTGGAAATACTGGCGACCTGTTCGTGCCGAGGCAGACTCCGCTCGTCCGAGGTGATGAGTCCGATGTAATCAATGAAGAGGATGTCAAGGGGCCCGTGGGATTTGATCCGCCTCGCCATGCTGCTGATGCGGAGGATGGTCTGAGAGGGAGAGTCATCAATCCAGAAAGAAAGCGGACGCAAGACATCGCCAGCAACCAGGAGTTGATGGACATGCTCCCCGGAGAGTCGCCCGTGGCGGATCAACCGCGAATCAACTCCTGCTTCGGAACAAAGAACCCGTTGCCCAAGTTCAGAGAGTGCTTGCTCCAAACTGGCAAAAAACACTGTGGCCCCACTACCAGAGGCATTGCGAGCAAGGGCCAAGGCGAATGCCGTTTTGCCCTGACTCGGGCGTGCCGCGAGAAGGGTTAGTTCCGAGGGAAGCCAGCCGCCGGTGATCGTGTCCAGGGATGAGTATCCACTGGAGATGCCCACAAGGGAAGCCTGTCCGCTCTCTGCACGGTCAATCTGGTCGAACGTGACGTTGATGGCATCAGCAAGAGGGCGAGCGTCAACGAACGATCCTGCTTGCCCAAGAGCAAAGATTCGCTTCTCTGCTGCGGCAAGAGTATCCTCCGGTGAAGATGCGGGATTCTCTGCCTCGTGAGCAATCTCTTTCCCGGCGGCCGCAAGGCGACGGAGAGTCGCGTTTCCGCGAACCAGTTTTGCGTGCGTAACCGCTGTGGCACCGTGCCCGATCAGATCCCAGAGTTCTGCCAGATAACCATAGCCACCGATGTTCTCAATCTCTCCCGTGAGGCGGAGGGCGTTCGCCACGGTCACGAGATCAATCTGCTTGCTGTGGTCCCAGAGATCGAGGATAGCCCGATAGATCCGCTGGTGAGCATCCACCCGAAAATCAGACGCACTGACGAGGATCGCGACATCGGCAATAATCGTCGGAAAGCGGAGAATCCCCCCCAAAAGGGCGGACTCGGCACGGTCTTTTTCCGCGAGAACGAGAAACGCATTAGCGTCCATTAGAGGCTCTCCATTTGAGAAGACGGAACTTTCCCCGTCTATGTGCCAGAAGTCGCGTCCTGCACGTTGCCAGATGCGTTGCTACCGACGCCGTCGCCGACACGCGAAAGCCTCGGAAGTGGCGATGCCGACTTCGGAGGAAGAACAGGGATGTTGTTTACTGGTGCAGGTGGCGAAAGAATTTCCGGTTGTGCGTCCAAAAACGCCGCCCAGTCACCATCCAGAGCGAAGAACTTTTTCGCGGAAGGGCGGTGCTGCCGCTCGCGAGGATGCCGCTGGAGAAAGGTGGCAAAACCGGCAACTGTATGACGGATCAACTTTTCATCATGTCCCGCGAGAAGAAGCTGAAGAACAGCCTCGACGCCTCCACCCGGTGGATGGGCTGGCGTGATCGTTTTCTGGTAGTGGCTGACGATGCGTTTGGCAACAGCAGCGAGTTCGACGTTATCGCAGGGCTTGTTACGGACCGTCTGGAGTGGCAGCTCGGACGCCGTCTGCGGATGCGAAGCAGTTGACTCCTTCTCTCTCTCCCCCGAAAGGGGGGAAAGGGGGGTATTAAAGGGAGCGGGTGCGGGAGCGGGTGCGGGAGGGCAGCCTAATTCTGGATTAGTCTGAATTAGTCGCCGCGCTTCACTCTGTCCCGCATTTGCCGATTCGTCATGTGTAGACTTTTCTCCCTGGCTAGAGTGGGTTGCGTTTGCGGGTTGCTCCGGTTTTGATGCGTTAAACTGTGATGCCTTAACATCTCCCGATTGCTCTGATTGTTCCGTCCGCCATTCGGCTCCCGTCTGCTTGCCTCTTGGCGTGTATCGATGCTTCCGTTGTGCCTCTCGCTCCATCCGTTTGCGGACGTAATCGGGGGCATGGTCGAACAGGTCGTGTACCGCATACTCTCCCGGTCGAACCTCATCAATCAGCCGCACCGCTGCGAGGGCTGCCGCCAGGGTGCCTGGCTTGCCGGGATACATCGCCGCCAGTTCCACGTCTTCCACGTCCCCCAGGTAGGGGTTGCCGGATTCGTAGCACGAGGCCCAGATGAACTCCAGGTAGCCGAGGACGTGCGGCTTCGGCTCCTGGAGAATGTTCGCGAGTCGACGAAACTTCCGGTGACCAAAGAGGGTTGGTCGTGGCATTGGCACACCCTCCCGGTCAGGCACAGATTTCGTTGACCGATCGCATCACCGCACAAAGCTGCTGCCGTCTTCGCCAGAAGGTCAGCAAGTCGGGATGCCAGCCGGGAACCACGAGGTTGCCGTCAACCTCCTGAAGCCAGCCGAGGTGCTCCAGGATCGCGAAGAACCTCTCATCGCTGTCGCGGACGACCTGCGGAAGAACCCACAGGCCGACGCCTTCGACAACCCCGTCCTGTCCCTGATCCTTGATCCACAGCCAGGTATCGAGAAGGATGCCCAGCACGTCCCGCCGACATCGGCCCGTGTGCTTCATCACTTGCTCAATCTCGTGCCGCGGCAAAAGCCCCGCATGATAATTGATCGTCGTGGTTCGCATCGCCTCTCTCCTTACGCTTTGAGAAACAGCCGTCTTCCTGTCGCCTATTCCTGTCCGAAGTCTACGATATTGCTGGTTGGAAGACAAGCCGTATCTCTTGGAGAGCGTAAGGAGTTAAGAGGTTCAGGGATGCAGAATTGGCAGGATGCGTATAACGGAGAGAGTTAGTCTTGTTTGATGCCGCAGGCTTCCTTGAGGCGGAATTCCACACGGCCGGAGCCGCGATGAGTGTGCAATCGCTCCAGTGCCTTGCAAAAGTCAACGAGGAGATCAGGGAGGTAAAGACCGGCATCGCAGGCAGGGCAATGCTTGTTACAGGTGAAGATTGGACAGCGAATGGCGGCAGCGATGGACATTTCCAGCACGCAATCGCAACGAGGATTGGGGCAGTGGAAACGAATCTGGCCAAGTTCATCAGCGAAGACACTGACGAAGGTTTCGTGGGTCACGATTGCTCCTTTCCGATTTCGGCGAGGAAGGTTGCACGATCGGCCGAGCTCGCCTTGGCCCACGCCTTGCGGAGTTCGTCGAGCGGCCCAGGCTTCGGACGGCTCAACGTCTCTCGAATGGTGGCATCGACCTGCTTACGGTAGGCAGGCTTGTGCTTCGGGGTGAGTGGTGGCGGAATAGCCTCGATGGCTTTCCTCGCCCTCACCACGGCTCCCGCCTTCTCCTCGCTGGGCTTAGCTGGCCCCATCGATGCTGCCACCGTCTGCGACACCAACCCCTCTCGGTAGAGGTGCTGCACGATCTCCGGGGCACGGAGGATGGCACGGAGGCGTTCTTGCTTGGCGTGTGCGATAGACTTCCCCTCGTCGTGAGGGGAAGTCTCGTTCAGGTCCGTCCTCTCCCCCTGGCTCCCTGGTGCCACCGTCGCCAGGTCCGCAGTCTTCTTGCCCAGTTCGGCTTCCATGTGGGCACGAAACTTGGTGGGATCGGTGCCAAGACCGTAGGGGGGTGGGCAGGCACAGAAAGCATCGAAGTCTGGGAACGCCACGCCGTTCTTGTCAGTCAGGAGCGTCCACGCTCGATGTTTCTGGCCAAGTTCATAGAAACGCCAGTTCGATCCGCTTGCACTTGGCAGCATTTTCACGGTAGTCTGCCATTCAAGACGCCATCGCTTGGCCCACTCGACGGTGCCAATAGGGGCACGGGCATCCCCATAGCCGGGATCGACGGACATGGTTACAGCCCCTTGAATTGTGCTTTGGCGAGAATCTCGTAGAGTTGCGACGGCGGAATGGTGCGAGCGGCGGCACAGTGGTTGGTGAACTCGTCCAGAGCAGCGACCTGGCTGGGTTCCAATCGGCGGTAGAGTGATTCAATGGCTCGATCGCCAGGGACGGCGTCAATCGGGTCAAACTTGTCAGGCAGGATCAGTTTTGGTTTGCCAGATCCGCCCGCACTTTCACGGCGTCGGGCTATACCCATTTCTTGCTCGTTGCGAAGCCAATCCATGAAGGTTCGCATTCGCGTATCATCTGGGGCGTAAGCGTGAGCGAGTTGATGATCGTAATCCAGGGGAGCGCAGGGATCGAAGCGGCTGACCCGAGCGAAAGATTGCAGCATCCATGAAGGGGCCCGAATTGAACTAAGATACGCCAAGTGCGTCAGGTCGGGGCAATCAAACCCTATGTAGGCCATCGCCACGGTGACAAGGCACTGCCCATGTTTCTTCTCGCGGAAGTGGCGGAGTTTCCTTCCGCTCGCCTCCTCCTTGGACGTGGCGAGGACGCAGTGAAGGTTGTGTCTCAATTCAAGGTGATGCTTCCAGCGTTGAGCTTGCGAGATGTTGTCCGCGATGACAAGCATTCGACTTTGATAGTGCTTACGCCAGACACTCCAATCGGTGACCATGTCGTCAAGTAGTTTGCCAACCGACTTTTCGCCACTGAGGAAGCATCGCACTTTTCGCGATTCCTCGTCGTCTCCGTCCTCAATCAGATCGTGAGTGTGAGGAACGCCATTGAACTCGTACTCGACAAGTCCACCGCGATTCTGCCATTGGGTGGGAAGGATGGCCCGATCCGTCACAGCATCGCGGAGCGAGTAAGAGATGTCCGCCAACGGGTAGAGAAGATTGTCGGCCTTTTCTGGCTTGAGGGCGTACTCAACGAAGGGGATTTCCTTGTTGTCGGTACGCCATAGCGTGCCACTCATGACGAGGGTGAATGTCGCAACATCCCGAACGGCTTTGGCCTTGGCGTGCCAGCCCCGGCCAAGATCATCGTCAAGGAACTGGACCTCGTCGAAGATCACGAGGCATCGGCGACCAGTCAAGGCGTCCCGGAACCGTTCCCAGTTTCTCTTGTGGGCGATAGTCTGATAGGTTGTGACGCAACCCACGAGCTTTGGCATGTTGGGAAGCGAGGCCGGGAACAGATTGTCTTGCCCATCGACAACCTCCAGGGTACGCCCTTTGGTTGCACCGAAGCCATTGCCGAAAGCATCGACCACCTGTTCGGCGAGAGAGAGTCGTGGGACAACCCAAAGGACGCAGTCAATTACTCCTGCGTCCAGCAGGCGGTTCGCCAAGAGGGTTGCCGCCCCGGTCTTGCCGCCCCCCGGCGTACAATCCAGCGTAATGCTGTTTCGTGGAAAGACCCCAGAGATGATCTCTCGGCTGAACGCATCCATCTGAATCTGATGAACTCGCATCATAGCCATGCCGTCAACTCCTCATATTAGCAACCTTTGGCGATCCACAACTTTACCATTCCCTCGGAAGATCGTCAAAGTGGAGGTTGATTCTTGATGCGTCTTTTCGCTGCAAACGTCTGTGCAATAACGACTTTCGGCAGAGTTTCCACAAAGGGTGCCAGCCCCCACCCCGGAGGCTGGCACCCGGTCGCACTGCCCTCACCATCCTGGCGAAGGCTTTCACTCTGACTTGGAAATCCCTCTGCCGCTCACGGGCGTCGCACCCGCGATCGACCTCCCTCCCGACCCATGACGCAAAAGGAATAACACGTCCGGGCTGTACGATTAGCCCTGAGTCGAGGTTCGCCACGACAGAGTACACCCCGCTACGGTGTTCACGCGGTCGCCAGTCGCCCTTCCAGATGGGCAATCAGCTTCGCCGCCTGCTCCGAGTTCGCCTGTGAGCTATCCGCCGGCATGTTCAGTTCCGTGCAGATGGTAACGTACTCTTCCTCGCCGACCTTCGCCTCTTCGAGGAGTTGCGTGATGCGTTTCGTCTGGGCTCGCGACACCTTGCCCGGCGATGCTGGCTTCACCGTCTCCTGAGTCTGGCGAAGCACTTCCTCGGTCCGGGTGATGGCATCGCCAATCGCCCCTGGCTTCACACCGGGCTCGGGGAACGCCTCGGACAGCGTCAGTTCTCCCTCGTTGATGGCGGTCATCATGCCGCGGAGGGACACCAGATCCTCTCCAGTGATCTCCTCGATGCCTGCCCGACCGATGGCGTTGAGGATGCGGGGCAGTTCCACGCCTCGCCCCTCGATATGCTCGATCGCTGCCACCCGCCTCGCCCCGAGCGTCTTGACATCCCCGCGAATCACCTCCCGAACGTGGGTGATGATCTCATCGACGATCGCTCGCGGCACCACGCGGAACACCGCGTTTCGCAGGGCCTTGCTGGAACCGGCGTTGCTGGTCATCGCGATCATGTCGTCGCTGTATCGCCGGCCGTTCTTGTCGGTCACCTTCAGCTTCAGTTCGAACGCGAAGGCGGTGTTACTCTCCAGGTCGTGGGCGTAGCCCTGCACGGTCAGGAACTTGCCATCGTCGCCGATGACCCGGGCCCCGAACCGCATGTTCCCCCAGGCACTGGCGACGATTTCCGCCATCCGCACCGAGGGGCCGGTGAGTTTCTTCCCTCCTCGTGGCAGGCTGTAGATGCACGCTGCCGCGATGTTTTCGCTCATGGTTGCCAGATCCCGGGCTTGCTTCACGCTCCGTGCCAGGGACCGCGGATAGCGTTTCGCGGTGCTGATCTGCGAGTCGATCTCCGCTCGCGTAATCTCACCCATCGCGGTACTGTGGATCGCCGCAGAAATGGGCATCAGCCCCGTGTCGTTGTCGTATTCGTCACTCATCTTTCGTCCTCCTAAATCGCAGTTCCCAGTGGTCCTTTCCCTTGCTCATCTTCGGCGGGGAAACGATCCTCCGCCGCACCAACTCCGTCCCATCGTCCAGCCGGGCCGACTCCAGCGTTCCCATCGCCGCGAGCAACCGATCTCGCAGGCTGGAACGCTCCTTCTCGATCGCCCCGGCCTCCTGCCCCATCTCACGGTAAGTCTTGGCCATCGCCAGCAGATCGCCTTCCAGGTAGCCCATCGTGCCCGCTTCGGGCGGATAGAGCAGGTTCAGCAGATCGGCCTTGTGCGGGCACTCCTCTCCGATGGGAGGCGGGTCGCGACGCTGGACGCGATCCCAGAACTCGGCCGCTGCCATGAGCATCAGATCCTGAATCTCCTCGCTTGGGAAGATTCGGTAGATCCGCAGTTCCTGCCCGCAGTAGTCCACCGCGACATCAACCCGCTCGATGCCCAGATGCTCGGCACACAGGAGTTGCCATTGCACCTGCACGAGGTAGTACCCTGGTATCTGATCTGTGCCCTCGTCGCCCCACCCGTCCCGCTGTCCCGTGCGTTTGCACTCCAGCCAGACGGGAAGGCCAACTACCTCCCTGTCCGGTGAGCAGCCAATCCACGGTATCGTCGGATGCACGATAATCCCATGCGGTGCCCTCACCTTCCGAACCTTCACCCCCTCCCTCAGTGAGTACGCCTTCGCCACCGCCCCCTCGAACACCCTGCCCAGCCACTGCGACTCGCTATCGCTGTCGGGCAGGAGCCCGAGCTTGTCCATGTACGCATCAATCGGCCCGCCCCATCCGTGAGGGCACAGCGAGAGAATGCGGTACATGTCCGATGCCTGCACCCGCTGCCGACGCACAGCCTTCGTCTCGGGGGTCATTCTTCCTCCCCCGCAAGCCCCAACTCGATCTCCGCAGCGAGGGCGGCGAAGACGGCCTGCCGGTCGCCAGAGTCGAAGAATCGGGTGAAGGTATCTACAGTGGGGCCGACGCAACCAAGGGCCACCCAGTCCGCAAGTATCCCGGACTCCAGCCGGTGAAATTGGTCGTCGGCTTCCTTCGCCCACTCTTCTGGCGTCATCTCCCTATCGGGCATCGCTCCCCAGCTGATTGCACACCCGTGCTGGCAGCCGTCCCTCACCTCTGCCACCTCCCCCTGAATCAACCGGGGATCATCCTCCCGCAACGCCTTCAGCAACCGTCGCAGTCCCGCTCGCGGCAGCTTCGGGGCGATCCGTCGCCATGCCTCTTGCCAGGGTTCCACGCCTCACCCTCCTTTATCCTGCACACTGCTCCGGTTCCTCAAACACCCCCAGCGGCTGGGCATCCCGCTCGCACAGATCCAGCGGCAACCCCGCCTGCCACCGTTGCAGGGCCTGCAACTCCCGCAGCAACCGATCCGCCCGTGCCGACTCCGCCCGCAGGGACTGCGTCAGCCGGACCTGCTCCTGCAACGACCGCACCACCGTACCGGCCAAAGCGTCGATTTGCTCGGCTTGCGACTTGGAGTGTTCGCTCAAGTCAGTATTCATGCGTTCGAGCGTGTTTTTCTGGTCCACTGCTCTCGCCGTCGTTCGCGACACGAGCGAGGGTTTGATTGCTTCCTGCACTTGGGTTCCTCCTTGAAAAAGTCCAGTCCCGGACCCGCCAGGCCGTCCTTCCGGAGCTTGACCGGCGGATCGTCGATGCTGGCAGACTGGTGGCTTCCGTCGATGCAGTCTGCCATGAGCCACAGCATGTTCCAACTCGCAGCAGACTGCTGTGCCGATGGCACGCTCTGCGAAGAGTGCGTCTGCCATGAGCCACAGCATGTTCCAACTCGCAGCAGAGCCCATACGAATTGGTGCCGGCAACTGCTTCAGCCGCTTCTGCCATGAGCCACAGCATGTTCCAACTCGCAGCAGTCATCAGCGATGAGCAGATTGCCGCGGAACCGCTGACCTGCCATGAGCCACAGCATGTTCCAACTCGCAGCAGAGGATGCCCCAGGGAGAAGCCCTGGGCTGGAACGCCATCTGCCATGAGCCACAGCATGTTCCAACTCGCAGCAGTCGTTGAAGCACTCGCGGGCAGCGTGTTCACCGGAGCTGCCATGAGCCACAGCATGTTCCAACTCGCAGCAGGGCCTAGACGCAACACCTGGCGACCAGAGGAATAGAAGCGGCTCTTGTCAAGCATCTCCATAAGGAGCCCACCCCAAAGGATGGTTTTTGCTCAACCCTGGCCTTGGCAAAGGCCATAAAGGACTAGCCACGTTTAACTTGTGGCGGAATCACGCATCGTCCTCGTCTTCGAGTGCCGCCAACTCATTCAGCAGTTCGAGTTTGCGACGTTTCCGCTCTGCCGCCCGCGAATCCCTCTCGGGTGCGTGATCGTCTTGGGCGAGCAGGTTGTCAAGCGGTTCGG